GAAGCGGTGGCCGCTGGCGGCGGCGGCATCCAGCAGATCCCGCTCCCCGGCCCAGGCGTCCTTGCGCGCCAGCGCGAAAGCGGTGTCGCCGGCAACGCGGTCCACGCTCTCGATGTAGGTGGTGCCCACGGCAGAGGCCAGGGCCGACTGGATCCAGGCGTCCGCATCGGCGCCAGCGTCCAGCAGGCCCGGGAACAGGTCGTTGATCACCCCACTGTAGCCCGTGAAAAACGTGCCCACGGCTTGCTCGATGACCTGCGGTAGTTGGCCCGCGACGGGGGCCGAGACCTCGACCGAAGCCGGGCCCAGGGCCGTCAGCACGGCCGACAGGCTGTTGCTGTGCTTGGCCTTGGCGACATCGGGTTCGCCCGGGATGCCATCGATGATCTGGGTGATGGCCGGGCCGATCTTGGACTGCATCCGGCCTTCGGCGTCCGTGATCATCTTGCCGATCTTGTCGATGGCGGTGTAGACGATGGCGGCCGACAGGCCCTGCATTGCGATGCCGGTGGTTGCCATGCTTACTCCTCGGCGTTCACGGTGTTGGATTCGGTGGCCTGCGAGTTCACCGACACGCCGGCACTGTTGAGCGCCGCTGCGGAGCCGGTGGACAGGCGGCGCAGGCGCTTGACCTGCTGCTCGACGTTCAGGCCGATGACTTCCAGCGCGCGGTCGTTCATGGCCTTGACGGTGCGCTGCGAGGCCGCGCTGCCGTCCTGGTTGGCCAGGACCTGGGCGTCCCAGCGCTGCAGCTCGGCGCTGGCCACCTGCATCTGGGCAGCGAGGGCCTGGTCGTCGCGGCGCACGCGCGTCAGGTACTCGTTGTTGCGGCCGAACACGTCGTACATGATGTTCATGCGCCCGAACACGAAGTCCATGGCTGTGTCCAGGGCGGCATTGCGCAGGCGCGCCAGCTCGGTGACGGCGTCCACCAGCAGGCGGCGGCGCTCGGCTTCGCGGTCGGCGGTCATCTGGGCGGCCAGCCGGCCCTGGTACAGGTCCACCACGCCGCCGGCCACTGCCTGCAGCGCTTGGGCCGCGCCGGGCGGCACGGGCAGGCCGCGCTGGTTGAGCCCGCCCAGCACCTGCACGCCCTGCTGCCGGGCCTGGGCCAACCGGTGGTCCTGGCCCACGTAGCCCAGGCCGTCCTGCCCATGCACGCTGGCCCGCAGCCAGTCCACGGCATTGCGCCAGCCCGGGCCCACCGGCGCCACGATGTCCATGACGCCCTGGAACTCCACGGCCCATTCGTCGGCGACCTGGCCCAGCTGCTTGGCCAGGGCATTGTCGTGCTGGGCCACCCAGCTGCCAGCGGAAGCGGGATTGAACCCACTGCTGTACTGGGGCAGCCGGTAGGCGCCATCGGTCCTGGCGGGGGTGAAGGATGTCACCGGAGATTCGATGGCCTGGGCTTCGCCGTACTTCTGCAGCGCAATGCCCCAGGCACGGCCCAGCAGCTCGTCAAACAAAATCGCTGATGGCAGAGCGCGTCCATTGGCCATGGTCAGCCCCTCCCGATCCGGCGCTGGCCCGCGACCACGCCGAAAACAATGTTGTCCAGTTCGGCGACGCCCTCGCCCACCAGGTCGAAGGTGAAGTAGTTGGCAGCCAGGCCCCGACCCGGATCGAAGCGCTGCACACGCTGCGCCGCATCCACGCGCCGCGCGCGGTAGGTGTAGGTCTGCTGGCCGTCGCCGATGCGCACATACAGCTGGCCCGTGGCCGAGACGCCCGCATGCACGGACTCCAGCCGCTTGATGGCCTGGCTGCCGAAGTCGTGCTTGCCCAGGCCCGCACCCCATTCGATGGGCAGGCCGGCATCGGTGGTGCCGCCCAGGCTATAGACGCCATCGGCACGCACGCCGAACGGCCGGCCGCCCACGGTCATGAAGCTGTCGAAGGCGTAGCCCTCGTAGCGGGTGGAGGCGCTGGATTCGGTATTGACCACCCAGGCATGCCCGGGATCGACCAGCACAGGCTGACCGTCCACGACCCGGAACACCAGCGCCCGATAGCGATCCACGGCGCCCAGGTGCTCCAGCACGCTGGCCACGATGGCCCCGGAGATCTCCGTCTCGGCCCCGCTGCTGATCTGCTCGTTCACGTCCAGCACCAGACCGGCCGCGCCCAGCGTCAGCGCGCCCGAGGCGCCCACGCGCTCGGCGATGACCAGGGTCACATAGCCGCTGGCGTTCAGCGCCGCCTCAGCGCCCAGCAGGTCCTGCGCCCGCACCAGGTGGGTCAGCGCCTCCACATCGGACAGCAGCTGCAGGGGCGCCAGTGTCAGCCGGCCCTCGGCATGCCGGTCTTGGGAGGCCACGGTGAAGGCCGGGCCCAGGCGCATCTGGTAGTCGTGGCCCTGACCGCTGATGATGGAGCCGTTGACCACGGGCGGCGGAACGAAGGCCGTGCCGATGGAGTACTGCGGGATCCAGGCACCCTCTCCCACCTCGACCTCGGCCGTGGTCTGCAGGCGCGCCAGCGTGGGCCGCGCCACGGCGTCATTGCGGGCGTCCGATGCCCGGACCTGGGCGCCGGCCAGCCGCAGCGCGCCACGCGGGATGGGGTCGCCGGCCACGCGCAGGGGCTGCAGCCGCGCCTTGACCTGGGCCAGCGGCCTGTCCGCAGCGAACAGGTCCAGCGGCGCCAGGGCCAGCTGAATCCCCGTGGGTTCCAGGGCCTGGCCCGCCGTCTGCAGGGGCGCCAGCATCAGCATGGCCGTGCCATCCTGCTCGGCCACACCGTCCTGCAGCCGGGGCGCGTCCACGACGTCATCACCGGCATACAGCACAGCATCGAGCACATAGGGTCCGGTCATCGCAAAGCGCCCCTTGTAGACGCTGACATCGTTCAGGAACCACTCGATGCGCCCGCCTCCGACCTGGGCGCGCACCGTGTCATTGCCCGTCATCGAGCCCACGCGCTGCAGCGTGACGCCGGCATGGCGCACGTTGACCTGGCCATCCCCAAAGAGCAGGCCGTACTCCACATTGACGAACGATGAACGGCTCACGCGCGGCACCTGGCTGGCCAGGGTGAAGCCCACGACCGCGCCCACGGGCTTTCCGATCACGAAGGTGGCCGTGCCGATCCAGTTGGCCGGCAGCTCGCGCAGGCTGTGCGCTCCACCGTTCCAACCGAAGTGCCAGTCGTAGGTGCGGCGCTCCGGGGTGGCGACCTTCGGCGGCCGCGCGGGAATAGCGGGCTGGGCGGGGATCACGATGCGCACGTTCTCGCGGCGCATGATCCAGGCGCTGGTCCAGGTCAGGGGCACGCGCTGGGCGTCGGCATAGTCGGATGTCTGAACGTAGGCCCAGACATCGCTGTAGTGAGCTGTCGCTGCGCTGAGTGATGGGTTGCCCACGCGCTCACGCAGCACATCCAGCGGCGTGCGCCAGGTCACCAGGCGTTCGCCACCGGGCAATGCCTGCTCCAGCCGCTGCATCTCATGCGGCCCGGCCTCGACCCGCACATCGCGCCATTCGTAGGTGACGCGCTCGGGGATGGCCGGCTGCCCCGGGAACCCCGGGTCCGCAGGCGTGGCCGGCACGAACTCGACCAGCTTCTTGTTCTTGATCAGCGCGTTACCCATTGGCGGGCTCCTTGGCGCGGTGGTCGGCCATCCAGGGCCGGCCGGGGTTCATGGGCAGCAGCTCGCCGTTGTCGTCGCGCAGGCTCAGCAGGGGGAACAGCTCGCCGCGGTTGAAGTCGAAGCGCGAGTCGTCGATGTCGTAGCCGCTGGAGCCGGGCAGCAGTTGGCCGTCCACCCAGGCCCAGTACGGCAGGCGCATGCTGAGCGCCGTGGCGCGCCAGCGCTTGCCGCCGTCGCGGCTGGTGTGCAGCTTCACGGCCAACGGCAGGATGGCGCCGGTGTCGTCGGTCTGGCGCGGGCCGTAGACGGGGATGGCCAGCGTGCGCTGGTCCAGCGCCACGACAAAGCCCACGCGCTGAGGCCAGGGCTGGGGCAGCATCCGCCGCTCCCATGTGGCGCCGCCGTCGGCCGAGACCATGAGCAGGGCCCGGCCGCCGGGATAGTCGATCACGCCGGGCGATCCCTCGGCATGGATGTACTGGGGGTCGAACTGGACCCACAGCAGCGGCTTCCTGTCCACGCGCACGCCGCCGCCGTAGCCCACGGCCCAGTAAGGCGGGTAGTGCCGCAGGCCGCCGATCACATCGCCAGCATGCAGCCCTGCGCTGAACCGGCTGCCCGGGATGGTGCTGATGCGCGTGGCGCCGGTGCGGGTGAACGCATAGACCTGCACGCTGGCCGCATCGGGCGCGGGCACCAGACTGTCCAGCTGCAGGGCCGAGACCAGCAGCAGCGTGTCCTTGTCGCGCGGCACCATGGCGGCGATCACGGGCGCGGCGTTGCCATCCGTGATACCGGTATGCGGCACATGGACCCAGGTGGCGCCGTTGTCATCGCTCCAGAGATAGGCCCAGCCCGCGCTGGCCGCGGACACGCTGCCGGCGCCCGGCAGGCGCAGCGTGGTCATGCGCAGGGACAGTACCAGGGTCTGGGGCGACAGGCGCACCAGGTCCATCTCCACCGGTGCCATGTATTGCCCAGGGCCCACGGCCGCCGGCATGCTGATCTTGGAGGAGACCTCGCCATCGGCCATGGTGCGTGTGCAGGTGAGGCGGTACAGGCCCGAGGAATCCGGGTGGTAGCTGTCCTCGGCCAAGCCATGTACGGCGACCAGGCTCAGATAGCTCTTGCCATCCTGCTTGGCCATGGCCGGCTCGGCCACGGCATAGGTGCTGCTGGGGTCGGCGCGCATGCTCAACAGCACGCGCCCGAACAGCAGCCCCGCATTGGGCGCGTAGACCTTGTTCGCGTCGTACAGCAGATCGTTGTCCGCCAGGAAGTCGATGGAGCGCGACCCCGGATCAAAGCCCAGTCCGCTGTGCACGCCGAACGAGAGCAACACCTTGCCGCCGGCCGGCCGGTCCGGGTCCATGCGCACCAGCTCGACGCCCGTGCAACGGCTGACGCGGCGCACCGGCTGCACGAAGCGATTCATCCCCGCGAAATACCGCGTGTCGCCGGCCGCAGAGACCTCGCGCACCAGCAGCACCGTGCCGTCGCCCAAGCTGAACAGCCGCCGCTTGCCGTTCTTGGTGGCATGGTCGGCCGTCTCCACGCGGGTTTCCACACGGGTGAAGCGCGGCACGCGGGTCTGCAGCTTGGAAGCGGCCAGGTTGCCGAAGGACAGCGGCCCCTGCTGCTCGTCCAGCGCAGACGCCATGAGCTGCACCCGGGGCACAGCGTCGGGTGCCCCCGGGGCGGGCGGCGCCACGTCGTCGGGCACGGCCTGTGCATAGCCATCCGTCAGGCGGCGCGCGTCCGGCGGCTCCCACAGCGACACCAGCTGCACGACCTCGCCACCCGTGCGGCGCATGGTGACGAACTCGCCCGAGCGCTGCACCTCGCTGCCGTCGCGCCGGTCGGTCATGAAGGTGTTGCCCACATCCAGCATGCCCTTGAGCGCCTGGTGCTCTGGCCCGCCGGCATCGCCCTTGAGGTCCTTGTGGATCAGCATCACAGCTCCTCGCGCGCCAGCAGGAAGTCGGTCCAGAACTCGGAGGGGCCGCCTCCGCTGGTGCCGTTCCACCAGAAGGCAGCAAGGCGATCAATGCCGTTGAAGGCGCCATCGGCCTGCACACGGTTCGTCGCTGAAAGCGCATAGGGCCGCATCTCGTGCCACTCGAATTCCGTGCCCGCCAGTTCGGCTGCCGTGATCTCGCCCAGCAACACCTCGCCGTCGAGTACCTGGATGCCGCCGCCCAGGCTCACCAGGCGCAGCTCCTGCACCGTCGAAGGCACGTTGACCTGCTTGACCACAGCACCGGCTGCGTCCAGGTCGAACTCATGCACGCCCTCGATTGTGTCCTTGTACAGCAGAGTGACGTCCGCCGTGACACCGACGGGCTCACCAGCCACTGTGACCTGGTACATGCCCACGTTGATCGTGCGCACCAGCTGGGCCGGAGCGCGGACCTCGAAGTCCGGCGCCGGTGGCAGGCCCAGGTCGAGGAAGCCGCGCGACGGGTTGATCGCATCCCCGCTCCAGCCGAACGCCCAGTGCGCCGCATCGATCAGGTCCTGGAAGTCCAGGCCCAGGTAGGGATCATCGGCAGCCACCACGGCCACGAGCACGTCGGCCTGGGGCACCATGGCCCCGGCCTCGTAGACGAGCGTTCCAGCAGCCATGCCCGCGCCCCGATCAGAACGCCGGCAGCGCGATGGAGAAGAAGTTGACGGCCTGGGGCGCGCCCACCGCCAGATCCACGCTGGTGATGTTCAGGTCGGCGCCGGCGCGCGCAACGGTCCCCTGCAGGCGCGGCAGCGTGATGGACAGGCCTCCCGCATCACTGGGGCCCACGAACCGGAAAAACCGCACCGTACCGGACTCGATCACCGTGCCGGTCCAGGTCTGGGAGTCCAGCTTCTCGATGAAGCCGTCGGCTGCCGTGGGGCTGAGCGTCAGGCCCGCCGAGGTGCCGTCGCTGTAGATCCGGGCCAGAAGCTTGTGCACGGCAGGGTCCAGCGCGGCGTCGGCCGTGGCCGGAATCGACACCTCCGGGCAGCCGTACAGCTCCAGGAAGCCGCCATCGAGCGCCGCCTTGAGCGAGCCCGTGGCGAGCATGTGATTGCGAAGGCCGGTAGAGGCTTTGGTCGTCATGGTGGTGGTCCTCAGAAAGCTGGATCAGGAAACGGAAATGAACTGGAAGCCCGCCAGGATCTCCAGATAGAAGGCGGGATCGACGGCGCGCGCCACGGGCAGGCGCACGATGGACAGCAGCGCGCCGGTGTCCGAGCCCTTGCCCGAACTGCTGCTCACGAACACGCCGTTGACGGTCTGCATGCCGGTGAAACTGAACCGCGCCAGGCTCAGCTCGTTGCTCACGCCGCCGGCCGAAACGTTGCCCGGCACCCAGGCCTTGCGCGTAGCCCCGTCGTACTGCGTGACCTCGGTCACCAGCGTGGGCAACGTGGCGGCCGTCTCGGTGCCGTTGGGCACATATGAGCCGGACCAGAGCCCGATGAACAGGTTGGCCGGCATGGCCGCGCCCTTGAAGCAGGCATTGGCGATCAGGTCCAGGCCCTCGCCCGGGACGCGGTTGTGCAGGCGCTCCCGGTGCACCAGCGCGTCGTCGGCGCGGCGCCGCAGCGCCAGGTCGTAAACAAAGCCGCAGGGGATAGCGTGGTTGGTGTTCATGGCTGGGCCTTTCGTACAAGCCGGGCCTGGGCATAGGAGCCCACGCCGGCCGAAGTGCTGGGGGATTGAGAGAGGGTGGCCACGATGGCGCGCATGCCGTCGGCCTCACGGTACAGCGTTGCGCCCGCGCCCGAGGCCTCCATGGCGATGTGCTCGGCCTGCAGGTTGGACAGCGACCCGTCTGGCCGCGCCGAGACGATGCCGCGCGTGCTCATCCAGTGCGCGCCGTCCGTGCCGCCCGTGGCCGCGAGCCGATACCCGGCCTGCTGCTGCAGCGCGCCGTACGGCAACACCGCGCGCATGGACTGCGCCGGCAGGCCGCCGGCCAGGAAATAGGTCTTGTCGGAGCAGACGAACACCCCGGCCTCCACGGCAGCGATGCAGGTGATCGGCGCCGGAAAGATCTCGAAGCCCCGCGACTCGTCGCGCAGGCCCGCCGTAAACGGCTCGCTGTAGATCAGCGCCGAGCCCACGGCCACCAGCAGCCGGCCGCCCTGGTAAGCAATGCTGCTGCCTGCAGGCATGACCGAGAACTGCACATCGCCCACGACCTGCGGCTGGGCATCGAGCCAGCGCGGGGTTGGGCCGGGCACAGGGTGATAGGACCCGACGCGGATGCCGTCGGTGAAGTACACGGCCTCGTTGACCTCGGCATAGACCACGGGCGTGACCCGGCCGTAGCCCGCTGCGACCTGGGTGCGCGTGGTGGCGCCCGAGGCATCCACATCAATGCGGAAGATGTCTCCGCTGTCGCAGTACAGGCCATAGGAGCCATCGAGCGGCGACCAGCCCGAATGACAGTCCAGGCCCTGCTCCGCCAGCGCATAACCGGCCCGCGTCTTGAGCGAGCCCTGGGCCGTCACATCGACGTTGAGCGCATCACGCAGCAGGTGGCCGGCGCCCTCGGGCAGCCCGAGCTTGAAGTCGGGTGCGCGGTTGTCCATTCCGAGGGGGAACGGGCCGATGGGCTTGGGGGTGGATGACATGGCCCGATGTTCGCGGGCCGGCGCTCATTGGTCGAACCCTCCTGGGGGGTCGTGCCGCGCCGCGTGGATTGCTTTGTCACGAGCGGGCTCATACGATCCCTTCATGCCCGGCATCATCTTCTGGCTGCTCGTCATCGCAGCCATCCTCTTCTTCAAGCTGACCACGCCCGCCGAGCGCCGCACGATGATCGAGACCTACTGGCTGATCATCCTCGGGCTCGGCGCCGTGGGCTTCATCTGGCAGTTCCTGCGGCAGGGCACGCTCAGTTCGTGAGCCCGGCCACGCGCTCGGCAATGGCGTTGCGGCGCTGCTCGATCTCGTTCAGGCGCTCGCGCTTGGCCTCCGCCGACAGCAAGCGATCCCCGTCGATCTTCTTCGCGCGCTGACCCAGTTCGGCCATCTGCTGCTTGGCGGCACTGATGGCCATGCGATTGCGCAGCTTCGGCCCTTCCTCTTCCTGGATGCTGCGCGCCAGCTCCACGTCGCCCGACTTGATCGCAGCCTGGTAGCTGGCCCAGGCCTGCTCCACATCCTTGGCCTGCTCGTACATGGTGGTGACGTAGCGGCTGGAGCCTGCGGGCAGCTCCTCGACGAAGTTGCCAGCCACGAAGGTGTCACGCAGGCGCATGGCCGGGCGCTCGCCCCGGTCCAGCATGGGGCGCGCGATGGCGTCCGTCGCACTGGTGCTGACCGTGGCCAGCCAGCCGAAGTACCCGCGAAGCAGGAAGTCCACCTGTTTCGGGCTCAGGCCCGAGTACTCGCCCTTGGCCAGGCGCACCGGATCCGGCAGACCCCAGGAGCCCAGCAGGCGCGCCACTTCCGAGGTGCGCTCGTTGTATCGATCCTGCGGGCGCAGGCGCTCGTCGGCCATGCCCTCGATGGCCCGGCCGCTGAAGCTGTCCTTGTTGGCGTATACGTCCAGGAAGGGCTTGATGGCCTGGGGCGTCGGGTCCATGGCGAAGGTGTTGAACACCATGTCGCTGATGCGCTGGCCGAAGCGTTTGCCCGTCATCTCCTCGCTCATCATCAGCTCGGCCGTTCGCTCGGCCACCGTGCCGATGGCGCCCACCTCGAAGGGCTTGGGGATGCGGAAGGCCTTGTCGCCGATCTTGAACCACCAGAAGTTGTCCCGGTCGAAGTCCTCTCGCTTCTTCCAGTCGTCGTCATCGGCGTAGGCAGCCAGCAGGCCCAGGCTGGCCATGGACACGGCGCCGGCCATAGCGGCGAAGCGGCGCGGGTCTTCGCCGGCAGCACGGCCCAGCTTGTACAGGCCCTGCAGGCGCGCGTTCAGGAAGGGCACGGTCTGGGCCAGGAAACGCACCGTCTCCCATTTGCCGGACATGCTGAAGTCCATCAGGTCCCGGGCCTGGAAGCTGGCCTCGGCATGGCTCAGGCCCTTGGCGCGCAGGCGCTCGTACAGCGCCGTGCGGTTCACGTTCTCGGTGCGGTCGCCGAATTCCTCGTACACCTCCCACAGAGAGCGCATCTGATCCTTGAGCTTGTCGAAGCCCTGCTTGTCCAGCATGGTGCCGCCCAGGCGCTCGATCTTCCCGCGCAGCTGGTTGGTGTTCTCCTGGGTGCCGAACTTGATGATGCCGCCGCTGGCCAGCATGGAGGCGTAGGTCTGGCTGTTCTTGTCCGTGGCCTTCCAGCCCTTGGCGACGTTCTCCAGCGGGTTGTAGCTCAGGTCGCTCTGGGCGATGGCCGAGAGGCTGTCGCGGATCAGGTTGCGGATCTTGAAGGTGGGGTTCACCGTCACACCGAAGGTGAGCAGGCGCTTGAACGGCGCCATGGCCTTGACGATGCCCGGTGGCGTGTAGCTCATGGCCGAGATGGCATCAACCAGATACGGGTCCTCGACGGCCCAATGCTCGGCCACGCCTTCGCGCATCACCTTCACGGCGCCCTTGGTGTCGGCGGGCACCTGATAGGCCACGCCCAGCTTCTCCGCGGCGTCCATGGTCGCCTGGGAGGCCCGGTTGCGCGCGGCGGCGGCATAGAGGTGGCTCCAGTTCATGAGCGTGTTCTGCAGCAGGTCGGCGTTGAGCTGCTGCGTGCCGCCCTTGAGCTTCTTCCAGGCCTGCTGGTTCACCAGCCCGGAACTGAAGCGCGGACCGCGCATGCCGCCGTCCTCTTCCATGAGGCGGTAGAACGGCACATAGGGCTGGTCCTTCATGATCTCGAGCGCTGCTGGATCAATCAGGCCCGATTCCTGGGCGACCTTCAATGCTGCCTCGTTGTAGGCATTGAGTTCTCGCAGGGCGGCGGCGTACAGCGGCATGCGGGCCGTGCCATCTGCCATGCGACCAGCGTTGAGCGTCTTGAGGTCAGAGATATCCTCGTCGGACATCAGATTTTCCTTGCCCTCCGACTTCAGCCTTTCACCGCGGACCGCCGCCACCCACTGAAAGAATCGGTCGTGCTCGCCCTTGAGGCTGGCCAGCACCTTGGCGAAACCGCCGTCCTTGATGTCCACGTCATAGACGCCATCGCGCAGGAAGATCTTGCCGTAGAGCAGCGTGGCCTCGACGGCCCCGTCCGTCCCCTTGGACATGCGGGCCAGGATGTAGGCCTTCTCGCTGATCTCCTTGAGTGGGGCGAACTGGTCGACCAGGCCCTGGCGCAGCCTCGTGCCCAGGTTGTGGCGCATGGCCAGGGCTTTCTCGGCCAGCGTCTGCTTGACCTGGGCGCCAAAGACTCGCTCGGCGGCGCGAGCCTGCTTTGGTGTGTAGTCGCTGGTGGCCGGCGCGGCCCGGCTGAACTGCACGCCCTGGGCGGCAGGCGCTGGCGCGGGCGCCGGTGCCGCCGGGGTCGCGGCTGGGCTGGGCGCCTCCTGGGCAGTGGCAGCGCCGTCCAGCTCGCCAGCGAACGCGGGGTTCTCCCGCTGCGCGATGCCGAAGGCCAAGTTCACCAGGTCCTGGCTGGCGAAGTCGCTGCGGCTTCCCGCGATCTTGGCCCAGACCTGGCGCAGCACCTTGCGCACCTGGTCCAGCCAGCGCGCCACGGTGCCAGGCTTGGCCAGGGCATTGGGGCGCACGCCCATCTCCAGTGCGACCTGCACGGCATAGGGGAACAGCTCCTGCGTGGACAGCTCGGGCCCGGAGGCCTGCACGCGGGCCGCTGCCTCGTTGTAGACCGTCCGCTCCATGCTGCCCTCTGGTGCGCTGGCCCAGGCGCCGATGGCTCCATGCAGTTGGTTCCAGCCCTCCTCGCCAAGCACCGCAGGCCCGTGCTTGTGCATCAGCTCGTGCGCCACCACGCCCAGCTCGTCGCCGGCCACGATGTGGTCGGAGATGATGAACACGGTCTTGGTGTTGGGGTCGTAGAAGCCCTGGGCCTTGCCGCCGCCCTCTGCACCCATGGCCACGGGGCCGATCAGCGGCTCCCAGTTGGCGCGGATGTCGTCGGAGGTCGTGACCACGATGCGGCCCAGGCTGTTGGGCAGCATGCCCATGCCGCCGACCAGCTGGTTCACGGCCTGGCGCACGGAGGCATTCGTGGCGGCGGAGACCGGCGGGCGCAGTTTGCGGATCTCCCGGGCCAGTTCCTCGGGCATGTTGCGGCTGAACTCCGGGGCGCCGCCGGCGCCAGAATTGCGGGCCTCGACCGACTGCGCTAAACTGAGCGCGTCCTCTGTAGAGCGGCCCGGGGTTACACCGCGGGGCTGCGCGAGGGTTGCTCTAGGGTCAGCATCGCTGGCTATCTCGCCGACCCACTCCCGCTGCAGAGGATTTTTTGCGTCCAGGCTCACCCCATCTTCGCGGGCAGCAGCCTCCAACCACTCCCTCCCAGGCATGTTCTCGTTCAGCTCAACCGCCTCCACGGTGTAGAGCGGACTGTTGCGGTCCTCGCGGGCGCTCTCCTTGACCGTGAGCTTCACGAGCTTCGAGCGGCCATCGACTTCCATAGGCGCGAAGAAGCGGTGCACCCCTCGAATATTGGGGTCGTCACTTCGATCCGGCTTGCTCCAGCCATACGTGGCGCCAGCAAAAAGCCGGTCGGCGTTTGCGACTGCCATGGAATGAATGCTGGCAGATTCCGACTTCCCCACGGCCTTGCCGCTCAGCATCTTGTCAATGCTGTTGCGGGACACCACCGCCTGCAGGCCCGTCTGCCCATTGGTCAGTGGCTTGCCCTGGAAAGCCTTGGCCGCCAGGCGCGCCTCGGCGAAGGTGGTGGCACGGCGCATGGCCGGCTGCTGCGCTGCAGCGGACGCCGTTCCTTCGCTGTCCGAACCTGGCCCACGGCTGAATTGCAGGCTGGCCTGCTGCTGGCCGGCACGCGCCGCATCAGCGGCATCCACCTCAGCCAGGATCTGCGCCAGCCTCTTGCCCTTGGGATCTATTCCCAGACCCCGGGCCACGCGGCCGGCAGGTAGCGCGCTGGATCGCCAGTTGGCCGGGCGGGCTTCTGCCTGCGCTTGTCCTTGCGGGCCTGGCGCCGGGCCGCCTTGCGCGCCATCGTTGACAGTCGTGGTGCTGGCATTGGTCAGCCCTTCCTGCGTTGCAGCAGCACCAGCAGCCGGCGCGCCTGGCGCTCCAGTTGCTTGCGGAGGTTGCGCGCCAGCTTGCTGGGCTTGATCGGCTTGCGGGGCAAGGGTGGCTCCTATGGTTTCAGTCAGGGGGCCAGGCCCAGCGGCTTCCAGGGCGCCGGGTCCGGTTGGGGGAATGGCTGCTGGGGCGGCCATGGCGGCAGCTCGTGCCTGGGCACCTTGGGCATTTGCGACCTCCTGGGCCTGCAGAGCGGCCTGCTGGGTGGCGTCGAAGCCGGCATCCACAGCCATGGCTGCGCCGCGCGAGAGCGGGCCGTCTGCAGGGTTGATGCCCATGCGCTCGGACGGGCGCTGCACCGGGCGCTGGGGGATCAGCGCCTCCATGGCGGCGTTGTCTGCGAAGGGGTCCACGGCTGGGGCACGGTCGGCCGGCAGCGGCGCCGGCTCGCCCACACCCCGGAAGCCCATGTAGGCATCCACCATGCGGCGCACGCGCTGCGTCTCGGCGGTGTCCAGCGGCTGCTCGTTGATGCGGGCCAGACGCTCGTTCAGGCCTCCCAGCGCCTGAGCCGTGTTCTCGGCCCCGCCATCCAGCAAGTTCTGCAGCCCGGACAGGATGCGGCCGGTACGCACACGCGCATCCACGGCGGCGATGCCGGAATCCTCGCTGGCCTGCTGGAACTGGCCCTGCAGCTGCACGCCCATCGCATCTGCTGCCTGCAGCCCAGCACCAGGGGCTGGCGCACCAGCAGGATCAGCACCCACGTTCTGGGCCAGCCAGGCGTCCTCCATGGCATCGCGCACCGTATCCACCGTCTGCTGGGTGGAGAACTGCGTGCCGTTGCGCACGGCGGCCTGGACTTCGGCCAGGTAGTCGGGGCCTGGCGCCTGGGGCGCACCATCGCCGTAGTTCTCCCACCAGCGGCGGGCCTGCTGTGCGGCTGGGTCGTTCACCTCCCGGATTGCCTGGCCCATGATCCTGGCCCGGGCCTCCTCCCGCTGGTCCTCGGGCAGGTTGGCCAGGTAGCTCTCCACCTCGCCCACGCGGCCGACACTGCCGTCGGGAAAGGAGATCAGGCGCTCGGGCGTCTGGTTGCCCAGCAGCAGCGGTGCTGCGACCTCCTCTGCGGGTGCCTGCTGCTCGCCCTGCTGTGGCTGCTGGGCGCGCGAGTGCCCGCCCGTCAGCAGCGAAGTGCCGGCGCCCGTGACGCCGCCCAGGGCCGCGCCCATGCCGGCAGCCGCCGCCACGCCCTTCGAGGGATCGATGCTCGGGTCGAACGGCATGGCCGCCCGCTGGCCTTCGTACTGGGTGACGCCTTCCTCGACGGCTTCCTGCGCCGCCTCGCTGGCCCCGGTCTTCAGGGCGCGCGCTGCAGCACCACCAGCAAAGCCTTTGCCGCCGGCCAGCAGCCGCTCAGCACCGAAGGCACCGCCAGCAGCACCGATCACGGCCGGCAGCACGCTGGCACCGCGCGCCGCAGAAACAGCCTGGTCCTCGGTGGCGCCGCCCTGCTTGGCCAGGTCGTAGGCCGTGCCAGCAGCATCGCCACCAGCCATCGCAGCACCAGCAGCAACGCCGCCCGCGCGGCCCGCCGTCTCCACAGCCTTCCCGGCCAGGCCGCCGGCACGCGCCGCCAGCCCGGCACCCTTCACCGCCAGGCCAGGGCCAGCGAACGAACCTGCCGCCTGCGCCGCCGCCAGCAGCGGGTTCTGCGCCACGTACTTGCCCACGGCCGCCAGCTCGCCGCCGACACCATCAGCGTCCTGCACCTCCTGCCGGAACTGCTGCTTCGAGGCCTTGACCACATCGCTCTGCGCAGCCTCGCCGGCCTGGATGATGTTCTTGTCGATCCAGCCCGAGACATCGTTGCCGGGCTTGACGAAATTGGCCGCCGCAGAGACACCGCCGGCCGCCGCGTTCGCCGCCTCGATGGCCGTGTCGTTCAGGACGGCCAGGGGGTTGCGGGACTTGGGCTTCTCGCCATCCAGGGTGCCGTTGAAAGGCTTGAGTCCAGAAGGGTGTGCTTCAGGTGGATCAAGCTCGCCAGTGAAAGGTTTGAGGGTAGCCATGCCCCCAGTATTCCCACGCAGGGGCTGGGGCGCGAACCCTGGGCGGGGGCGTGGGAAAGCCCGCGCGGGGCGGGCCGTAGAAGAAGGTGTCGGAGAAAATTCCGGCACCCTCGGCAGAGGGCGACGACTACGCCGCCCGGGGAAAGATGATCCCCATCTGCCCGCCACGCTGCGTCACCGCCATCATCCGTGCCTCGAAGTCGCGCAGGTCGGCGGAACTGCGGGCGAAGGTGGTCACCAGGTCGATCTGCTTGTCCAGCAGACTCTGGCCACCGCTGGTCAGCCACTGGTGCATCTTCACGGAATCGCCGCGGCGCGCCTTCAACTCGGCATGCACATCAGGCGGCAGCAGGCAGCCGTACACCCATTTGTCGGTGATCTGCCCGTAGCAGGCAGGCGTGCCGCCGCTGTGCCCGCTGTACCGGGTGCACGTCAGGCGCGCCAGCGCATGGTAGTACTCAGGCGTGAAGCGCACCTCCCACTCGGCCGCCGTGTCGCGCAGGTACAGGGACAACAGGTTGACGTTGCCCTCGGCGCGGATGCCGTTGCGGATGATGGCGTCGATCTGCTCGTCGCACCAGACTGCGAAATCATCGCTCAGCCATTGCGCAAAACGAACTGCAAGTTTGGGGTGCAGCCACGTTCCGCCGCCTGCGCCGCGCTGCGTTTTCAAATATGGGATTTCCCCATATTTGCGCTTGAAAGCAGCCAGGTACGAGAGGGTGCTGGGTAGACGCAACCATTCCGCCGGCGCCTTATTGAAGCGGCCTGCCGCCTCCGTGGCGTTGAACCAGCCATCCAGGTTGAAGCTGTAGAGCTGCTCCTTGAACTCGAGCTTGACGATCTTGCTCATGGCTCAGCCCTCCACGCCCATGAGGCGCTTGATCTCGGCCACGGGCCAGGCCAGCCGGCCGTTCACGCGCATCGGCTGGATCGGGCCTTTGCCAGTGTGAGACCACCAGTTCAGGGTGCCGGGGGTGCGGTTCAGATGACGTGCCGCCTCTGCCGTCGGGAGCGCGGTGCGCTTCTCTTCGACAAGGGGTGTTAGTGCGGACATGGAAGCCATGATTTCCTCGCATGCGAGTTAGACATGACCAGTCATTCTTAGCATGTCAAGAGATCGACCAAACCCTAGCCGGGGGATCATGGTTATTACGTATGTTCTGCACCACAAATCCACCCTCCCAGCGGGTCAGTGCCGTGCAAGCCACTACGGGAATGATCCCAATGCGGCGGCCCCATGCTGGTGCATAGGATCACCCACTGGCCGTGCACTGGAGGAACGATGGAAGGCAGAGACGGGGAACGGGACGAAGACGACGACAACAGCCCGGCCGTAACCGTGGGCTTGGCTGCCGTGGCTATCGTTTTGCTGGCTGTGGCGGTGGGCGTTCTGACGCTGTTTATGCGGGGGTAAACAGGAATGAAAAGCCCTAGCGCGCGGAGCTGGAGGGGGCTGAAGCGCGCGGCTACTCGCGGCCCAACTCGGCCAGCGCGTCCTGTAGCGTCTTGATCAACCGTTCAACATCCTCTGGCGGCATATCGATCCAGGTCGTGGACACAGGCAGGCCTGCCGATGTTTTGGCCGTGTGCTTGATGCCGATGAGCGTCTTTCCGCCCACAACGCTTGTGCGGACGCTGGTGAACTGAAGGAGGGGCGTGGGAGTCATGGCGCGATGGTGGCATGGAAAGCCCACTCATGGCTGACTGTTGTTCAAATCTCGAAGGGCTTCCGATCTCGGCCCTCGATCCACCGAGGAGCCCGGCCACGGCCAGTCCAAGTCTCGCCGGTCTTAGGATTCCGGTACCGCGCGTTTGGGGGCGTGTTCGGCGCGAAGAGATCGCCGACTTTGAGATCGTGGTGCTTCACCAGAGCCCGTGCTGCATCAATCGCATCGAGCCTCATGGCTCCATAGTACTCAGCGATCTTTGCATCCAATGCTGCTCGCTCCCGCATAAGGGCTTTGTACTTCGAGGACATGTCTTCAGTGCTCCGGCCAAATTCTGCAACGTTCCGCACCGTTGTAGCTGAGGGAAGTTGGCCACTCCTCAGATGCATGTGCGCCATGCCGATGACCGGCAAACAACGTGCCTTCCATGAGATCTGGCCCAGAAAGAACAAAGCCCGCGCCTGCGGGCGACTTTCGCTTGCCCATGCTGAACACGTCATAAGTGCAGGACCGGCATCACGCGCGGCGCTTGGCAACAATCACTTCCACACGCTCCAGGAAAGCGCTTTCATCGGCCAGCCGGATAGTCACCAGCCCACGAGCCTTCAGTGCTCTACCCTGCTTCAAAATTTGCTCATGCAGAGCTTTTGCTCCTCGGGTGACAGCGGAAAGAGCTGGGCGCGTTATTTCGAACTCCCCGCAGGCTTTGCAGAAATAGTGCCTCCTCGCGCCGCCTTCGAGAAGAAATGCTCTGGACCGCTCTTGGCAAAGCGGGCACTGCGACCAAATACACAACAGCATGGAAACGACTGTGCACTGTACCGGTGCTTCCCTGCCTCGGTAAAAATCTCTAGTACTCCGTCCCCAAGGCGACATTTCATTTGCGGCTGGCTGCTGTGTTGGCAGTGCTGACGCTGCTGATGCGCCGGTAGGCTGGAGACTCAACGCTCGGCGTCGTCCTCCCACGTGTGCACGTAGAACATGAGGTGTTCCAGGGCTACAGCATGCGGGTCACGGCCCTTCAGCAGCGACTCCCGGGAAGAGTCGTCCGGCAGGAAGACCACAAGCACGTCGCCACAGGCCTCGTAGTCTGCGCTGTAGGTGACGCCGTTGCGGGTGAAGACGCATTCATGCATGCGGGGCATTGTCCCAGGTGCTGCCACGTGGCACCAGCGCCCAGAAACGACGAAGCCCGCGCGGGGCGGGCTTCAATCACCAGCTACTTCTTATCGCCATGCCCGTTCGGGAAAAGTCCACGTATGACTCCCAGGAAGGCGGCAAGCACACTGACAGTTACGCCTGTCGTAACAGCGATGATCACCTTATCGCTCCACAGCGGATCCCCACGCAAACCATTGACCAGACCATTTGCTGACAGCATGCATGCCCACCCAAACAAACAGATCTGAGCTAGGTTATATGCTTTGTCCGCATACTTTTCTCTGAGGCTGCGATTCTGTTTTCTATCCTCTATGGCCTGCTCGTCCATGGCATCAGCCAGCTTGGGCCCACCTGCTTTGCCGTCGGGCGGCTCGTCTTTTAGCGCGCCATCGATCGGCTCATCACCCGCAAGGGGTTCCTTCTGAGGAAAAGCATTTAACCAATCGTCTTCAGCGAAAACGCGGCTGTTAATTCCATCGAAGTTTCCCGCCATGAGTAATCAAATGGTGGCGTCTTCTGCCATTTGTGCATGCGTGATCGGGCTTCCATCAGCCACGCCGTCAGCCAGCCCAATAGCCCAAGCAGACCCTGGCTGATGTGTGCGAGCAGAAAGCGCTTGAGCCCCTAGAGAGCCGTACCTACTGATAATTGCATCTACCAACGCCCAAGTCGACAAATCGTCTTCCGGCACTTTCGGCACGTGCATCTTGAACCCCGCCCCGTCTTCAGCCAGGGTGGTTGCCATAGTCGAAATGTCACGATATCCAAAGTCTTTGAACTCGTGATAAATCGACGGAATTACAGGTCCAAACTTCCAACGTGCGAAGTTGTCATCGAGCAAGGGCGCACCCTTGACTTTGAGGTGCCACGCCTGTGCGTAGTACATAAGCTTCTGCAGCTTCATGGGCGACAGACCGCTCAGCTTGCCTTCCAGCGACCTCTGAACGAATGCGTTGGCGATAGCATAAGCAGAGTAAGCCATGGTCAACCTCCTTTCTTTGATAGCTGTATAAGCATCCAGTGCTGTACAGAAAAATTGTAGCAGTGCCCGGCCACTTGTGGTACCGGCCGGGCGGCAAAAAACTGGTATTTCTACCAGCTTTCATGTGGTGGCCGGCCGCACGGGTTCAAGCCCGGGCGGTTACATTTGCGGCCAGGAGGACACCCATGCACCCCATCACTGGCTCCATCGCCGCCCTGCTCCTGTCTACGCTCGCCGCCCCCGCCCTGGCCGCGAACATGGCCACCTGCCTGCTGGACAAGCTCCCGGGCACGCAGAACGATGTCGCGGCCCAGGCAGTGTTCCAGGTCTGCAGCGCTGAGCACCCTGGCGGGATTCAAGCCGTGCCCCAGGGAGAAGGCCGGGGCATGCTGGGGTTCAAGTCCGGGCCAGAGTGCACAGCGAAGAAGTCAGGCGACACGCGCAGCACCAGGGCGGCGGAGCTGATTGGGATGGCGTGTCGGAGGCTGTATGACGAGCCCATGAAGCTGCGCCCCTTCACCGGTACGCTGGACGGCGAGGCCGCACCTACCCGCCGATAAACCTATTTCCGCTCGCATCTTCATAGACTGGCTTGCCGCCAGACACACCGACCTGACGCGCCATACCTGAAGGGAGCTGGCCGCCCCCCTGCCCCGGCTGCTGCATGAACTGCCCCGTGGACCTGTTGAACACCGTAGATGGGGTGTTGTAGGCCCGGCCGCTGGTCGGGTCCACCTGCTGACCACCGGGCACCACCAGATACGGATCAGACTGCGGCGCCCCGCCCTCGATGTCCCGCATGTACTGCACCAGGCTGCGGCGCTTGGTGGGGTCCTGCTCCTGGGCCACCTGATTGCGGGCCGCTTCCACCAGCCGGTTGGTGCGGTTGCCGTATCCCTGCGTTTCGCGGTCCATGTCCAGGCGCTGCTGGGTCAGCCCGGCCTGCATGCCTGCACGCTGGTTCTGGCCCTGCTGCTCCATGGCGGCGCGCACCAGAGCATTGCCCTGGCGCACACCCTCGATCTGCATGGCTGGGTCGGCCTGGCGCAGCGCGGCGTCAGTGCCCAGCGCGGCACGGTATCGCTGCATGTCCGGGCTGTTCTCAGCACCACGGCCGCCGAAGCGCCGCGTGTTGGTGATGGAGCTGGCCGACACCTCGGCATTGCGCAGCTCGTTGCGGGATTGCCAGTCGTTGCCGCTGTGGCGGATGCCTGCGGCTTGGACCAGAGGATTGCCCAGGGATGAGGACAGGCCGGGGGCGATGCCCTGCATCTGCGACCCTGGCACAGCACCAGCAGGCATCGAGTTCATGGTGCCGCCAGGAGGCTTGCCGTTGATGGTGATGTCGCCGCTGATGCCAGCCGGGCCGCTGTAGCTGTTGCCGTCGCGCGTGATGTTGGCCGGGCCAGGAGGGGCGGCAGGCCCAGGCATCGGCGCAGCTGCGGCGCCAGGGGAGCCAGGAGTGCCGGGCGCACTCGCCTGCTGCTCCATCGCGGCGGCTACGAGCGGATTGGACTGGCGCGTGATCGGGCTGGCGGGCGCTGGGCTCTGGGCACCAGCAGCAGTCGCCAGGGCAGCACCGCCGCCCACCACGGGCGCATAGGGCGCTGCGGCCTGGGCGGCCTGGCCCAGCCCCGACATGGCCGGCTGCGATGCACCGAAGGCCCGGGCAATAAGGCCGGTACCGCGTAACGCTGCGCCAGGGATACCGCCAGCACTGGGCAGCGCGGCCAGGTTGCGGCCGAAGTCGTTGTTCAGGGGATTGTTCTGGGAGCCGTCGGGCGTGGGCGCCTGCGGATTGCCGCCGACCGGGATCTGGTTGATCAGCGCGTCACGCCGCTGGGCTGCTTCGAGAAGAGGATTGGTGGCCATGAGTGTTCCTTGCGGAGTTGCTCATGGCAGTGTGCGGATATGCTGTCGGCGCGTCGAACCCCAGTGGGGGCATCACATCATCAGAGGATGGAATGACAATTTTCAACTCGGCACATCTTCAAGTTTTGCAGCCATGGGCATCTGTAATTGCTGCTTTCATCGCTGCGTCCGTAGCCATCATTTTTGGTGCAGCCCAGGTTTGGATTGCATTGCAGCAATCCAAAACGACAAGAAATAAGCTAAAACTTGACCTATTCGACCGCCGCCTTGAAGTCTACAAAGCTGCATCTGAAGCAATAGCTACTGCGATACAAACCAACGATTTCACAGCTTCCGACGAGCGAGCATTTTTTCTGGGTATTCGAGGATCACGCTGGCTGCTTGATGCGGTTGCCGACGACTACTTGCGAAGCGACCTATTCCACGCTTTTGATAGGCTTGAAAAAATTCGCCTGAATAAAGGGAAAGTAAAAGCCGATGAGCATCAAAGGCTCGTGTCCGAAGCCACCGACGCTGTCAGGAAGGAGTTGGCCCGGCTGGACTCTGTGTTCGAACGATTTCTCCGCATCGACCCCTGAGCGAGTGAAAACTCAAGCCAGCGGCCCCGGCACACCCACCTCGCGCGAGCGCACCCACTCTTCCTTGCGCCCGCTGGCCTTGCGCCCGAACTCCGCTTCGAACTTGGCCAGTGCCACGGCGGCCTTGGCGTCGTTGTGCATGTCGGTGTCCTCGCGGCCATAGGCCCGGTACAGCATCCAGTGCACCAGGGCGAAGTGCAGCTCGGGCCGAATCTCCGGCTTGTCCATGCAGGCGCGCATGGTCTTGAGCGGCAGGCGCTGCACCGTCAGGCGCAGCTCGCCGTCTGCTGCAGGCCTGGGCCACAGGTGTAGCTTGCTGGTGGTCATGCCGGCCACCAGGTGCTGCGGCACGTCCTGGCGCTCCTGGAACTGCCAGCCCGGGTGGTAGCAGTCCATCTCGTCCACCGAGATCTCGCCGACCTCCTGCCCGTTGATGAAGGCGCGCAGGATGCGCACCACCCTACTGTCCAGGTCCACCGTCTCGGCGCCAGCCAGGAAGGCGATGCGGCACATGGGAGAGACCGAATCGCGCAGCAGCTGACCACGGCGACAGGCTTCGACCTGGGCCTCGTTGGCGTAGATGGTCAGGAGGTCGTCCGAGCAGAACGGCTTCTGGTCATCCAGGTCGAAGCAGTCCTGGCGGTACTGCTTGATCAGGTCGTCGAGGGTCATGGTGTGTCTCGCGCTGCGACTACTGGCTTTCGGCCAGCACACCCTTCAGCCATGCACCGCCACGGGGGTTGCGGTCTTCGACGACGGTGAAGGGGTAGCGCAGGCCGTGGCGCTGACGCAGGTTGTTCATGGCCTCGCCCAGACGGTCATCCAGCTTCTGATCGAAGTCCGTGCGCTTGGCGCGTGCCAGGCGTTCCACGAACTTGCGCTTCACGGTCTGGGACACGCCGCGGCGAAAGTATTGGGAAACGCCATTCACGCCCACCAGCACCATGTCCATGTCGTTCTCGTCGGTGGACTCGTAGACCATGACCGTGACGGGTTCGTTCATGAAGGCTTCGAGCTCCAGCGCACCAGAGGGCAGCGGCTTGTCGATGACCTCGACGTCGCCCTGGCCGATCTCGCCAATCTGGACCGTGGACTCCTTGCCAAGGTATTGGTTGGTTGCATCCACTGCGGTGGTGTTGCGTGCCATGCGTTTCTCCTGAAATGAGGGGGTTGCGCCCGGCACTGGGCCGGGCTTTGGTTCAGACCTGGGCGACGTAGTACAGCGTCTGGGACGCCACCACGGCCGCCAAGGTGGCGTTCTGGGAAACGCGGAAGCCGCGCGGGTCGGTCTTCACGCCAGCCGATGCGGACAGCGTGCGTGCGCCGTCAGCGGCGGCCTTGAAGGCCGAGTTCTCGGCCATGCCTGCATACCATTCGATGCAGACGCCGCTGGAGCTTTGCAGACGCACGTAGCGCGGCTTGAAGCCCACAGGGAAGAAGAGATCGTCACCGGCCACGATGGTGGTGGCGTCCAGGACGACCTTGCCCTGGGCAAAGCCGGGCGTGCCTTGGTCGTCCGAGCGGGTGCGGGTCTGGCCCGCAACGTTGTCAGCCATGATGTGCTCCTTGTCGGTTCAATGGGTTGGAAGCGGGAGCGCTTTTGCGCCCCCTATGGCTTCAGTTCAGCGCAGAGACGCCGGCCTCGGCCACAGCCATCCAGCCCTCGTTGAGCAGCGTGCAGTTCATGTAGAACCGCGTGCCCACGTAGCCGCGCTGGCCCAGCGGGTCGCTCTTGTCCTTCTGGCCTGCCGGGATGTAGGTCGGGTCCAGCGCGTTGTCCCCGCGCAGAGCCACCTGGCCCCATGCGTCTTCGCCCACCACGATGAACGGGTAGACGTCCACATTGGTGCCGCCCATGAGGCCGGTGCTGCCGATGGCCGCGCCAGCGTTGGCATAGGGAGCCAGCTCGGGAGAAGTGATGAAGCGGAAGTTCTCCACGCTGCCCAGCTCGTACTGGCTCACTACCTTGCGGCTGCCGTACTCGGCCACGGGCGTGAACTTGGGTAGATCACGCACATCGGAGTCGGCATCGGTGTGGACGAACACCAGATACGAGGCCTCGACAGGCGACGTGCTGATGTTGGCCGACGGAGCCAGAATGCCCGTCACGCGCTTGGAGTGGTTGGCCTGCAGGTTGCGGCTGATCTTGCGCAGCAGGTTCGAGGTGATCTTCCCGCTGACCGCATTGCGCGAGGAGCCGCCAGAATAGAAGGCGTTGGCGCAGCTCTTGATCACGCCGTAGCGGATCATCTCGCGCAGCAGGCCCACACGCTCGCCGCACTGCTTCTTCATCTCGGCGGGCACGTCGTCCTCGTAGGTATCTGCCACGCGGTTGGTCAGCTGGTACAGGCAGCCGAACTCGCGCAGCTTCACCTCAATGTCCTGCGGCACCAGGGAATCTGCCGAGGGCGTCACACCTTCTTGCAGCTCGTGCGCGTTGACGCTCACCAGAGGACGGTTGATGGTGTTGAAGTCCGCCGCCGTCGCGCCGTACGGAAGGTAACGGCGATAGACGATGGTCTGGCCCACATTGCGCGGCATGGCGCTCTGCTTGCCAGTGATACCCAGGACTTCCACGCCGACGGCATGGCCCAGGATCTCACCCTTCAGTTTGCCGATTCGCTCGGCGGGATTTCCGGTCGTGAAGGTCACGATGTTCTCCTTTAGGCCTTATCGGCCAACCACCGACTTGAAGCCGGCAATGAATGCTTCCTGTTCGGTAGGCGCGGTCTGAGGGCGCGGCGCGTTGCCGCTGGGCGTCACGGCAGCCTTGAGCCGCTGCTGACCTTTCGCGGCCTTCTCGGCGGCGGCGGTGCGTGCAGCGGTCCACTGGTCGTACTTGCCGATGACGGCGCCCAGGCTGTCGGCAGTGCCCGCTTCCGCGAACTCCTGCTGCACCTGTTCCCCCTGTGCGGTGAGCCACAGGTTGAATTCCTGCGAGCCCACCTTGTCGCGCCAGCCGGTGTGCATGCGGTCCAGCACGGCCAGCTCCAGCGCTGCAGGGTCATGCTCGGCCGGGGCTGTGTGCTCGCCACCCGTGGCCACGGGCTGCTGCACGGGAGCCGGCGGGGCTTCCTGGCGTTGTTGCTGGGGCGTGATGCCCAGGGCACGGACGTAGTTGGCAACGTCGGGATAGTCCTTCTCGAACTGCTGCAACTCCTGGGGCAGCTCGGGCGCCGGTGCTGGCGTCGGGGCTGCTGCGGGAGGCGGGGCTTGCAGGCGGCTGTTGAGCTCGCCGATCTTGCCGTTGGCCTTGCGCAGTTGCTGTTCGAGGGAATCCACCTTGGCGGCGCTGCCCAGCAGGCGCTGCATCTCGCTGCGCTTGTAGCCTTCGAACACCACCGGGTCGTCATCGACTGCTTCCTGCCCCGGCTGGGCTTGCCGCCCCTCGGGAGCGGGCGGAGCTTCAGCGCCGTCCTGTGGTGCTTCGCTGGCCTGGGGCGCTGCGACTGCGGGCGCTGGTGCGGGGGCTTCTGGTGCCGGCGCGGGCGCTGCACCAGCCTCGGCCGATGCATCCGAAGATGCTGCGGCGGGGGCCGGCTGGGGCTCCGTTCCGGTCACGCTGGCAAAGGCCTGCTCGAAAGCTGCCCGCTCCTGCGCCTGTTCCTGCTGTTGTTGCGGATCCATGCGTCATGCACTCCTGTGTTTCATGCCAAGGTCAGTAGCTCTCGCCACCAGCGTCGGCGGGTTGTGCCTGGGCTGACGGGGCCAGCGCAAGCAGTTCTTTCCAGGCCGCGATGCGCCCACGCAGTTCGGTGGTGCGCAGCGCGTCCATGTTCGGGCTGTCGTTCTTCTTGCGCAGGGTGTCGATCTGCGCGTTGGCATGGCGCTCGATGGCGCGCCATGTCGGTGATGTGAAGTCGATGCCCTGGTTCGTCATGGCTTGCAGTGTCCAGAGGAACGCTCTCTGGAGCGAACCCTGGCCGGGGGTCAGCCCCGAGCGCCGTCAGCGGCCGGCGTCTCGATGCCCTGGCGCACGCCCAGCAGCGGGCTGTCCGGGCGCAGCGGCGTCAGCGGATCGGTGTTGTTGGGCGCGGCGCCAGGGTCGGGCTGCTGCTGGGGCGTGATCCATCCGCCCTGCGGCACGATGGGTGCGGCGTCCTGGTCCTGGAAGCCCACCGACCTGGCCAGACCGTCGGCGAGCGTGGCCACGGTCGGGTTCATCGAAATAAGCTGCCCAGTCTGCACGCCGCTGTACAGCGTTTCCATGCCGGTGTTGGTGGCGTCGGCATCGGCCTTGCGGGCCTGGGCGGCCAGCAGTTGCGCCTTGGCCTGCACAGTCGGGTCCTGGCCCTGCTGGGCGCGCTGGGCCTTCTGCTCGTCCGTGTACTGGAAGTTGGTGGGGTCCAGGCGCTGGCCTTTGCACAGCTCGGCGGCCAGCTTGGCGGGGTCCAGCTCGTAGATGGGATTGGCCGACACCTGCAGCAGCGTCATCAGGAACTGCTGCTGGGCGTCGCGCTCGACCAGGGCCGAGCTGGCGCGCACGTCGATCTGGAAGTCGCCCTTGATGCTCTCGTCGTCCGAGTAGGTCATCATCCAGTCGAAGTACCGCTGGATGTGCGGCCGGGTCATGTAGTCGTCGAAGCGCTTGGCCAGGCGCCGCAGCACGCTGGTGGCGTTGTTGTTCTGCATCTGCATGCCGCCCAGGGTGTTGGGCGCATCGCCGCGGATGCCCTGCAGCATGGCCGGCATGCCTGTGGTGTCCTCGGCCATCTTCAGGGCGAAGTTGATGATGTTCATCAGCGGGGCCTGCACGCTGGGCACCACGAAGGCATTGAAGGCGGCGCGAACGTCGGAGGCATCCGCATCGGCTTCGGCGCGCCAGACCTTGCCGGGGCGCAGCGCAAAGGTGCCGTCCTGGGGCGTGATTCCGTTGCCGATGACGATCTGCGGCGAGGCCGACAGGCCGGCGTTGTCCATCATGGCGCGGGCCGAGCCGTTGAGCATGCGCTGAGCCGTGCGGACCTGCCGGCTGATGCCGACACCCCAGGGCATGCCAGGGCGACGCTGCCAGGCCAGCACGTCATAGGGAAACTCGCCATCCTCCTGGGGGCTGAGCACGACCTTGACCAGGCGGTCATTGATCATCACCGCCATGGTGGGCACGCGGTCCTCGTCGCCCTCCTCCATCTCCACGCCCAGGCGCGCCAGGTGCTCGCGGGCGCAGTGGCCATAGAAGATCCACATTTCGAACTCGTTCTCTCCCGGCCGGTAGACGGCCTCCGTGCCCTCGCGGGTGCGGGCCGGGCCTTCGCGCAGCACGGCCAGCAGTTCGGCGGTCTCGTAGCTGGGGTCGGCCAGCATCTCCTTGATCTGGCGCGGGCCGATGTGCTCGCGCTCCCAGGTGTAACTGCCGTTGTGGATGTTCTCCCCGCAGGCTGGGTCAGGGAAGAAGTTCCAGGCGTCAATGCGCTTGGAGCCGGGTTTGATCTCATCGAACTTGACGAACTGCGTGGCCTGCGTCACCGGATCCTTGATGGCCATCCGGCTGGTGCGCATCACGGGATAGGGCCCCTTGAAGACACCGGAGCCGATGCGCGCCGAGTCCTCGATCAGCTGTCGCATTTCTCCGTGCCAGTTGCTCTCGACCAGCGAATCCTCGATCGCGCGCTGCATGCCCTTGGCGGCTTCGGCCGCATTGTGGATCTGCTCCTGGACGAACTCCTCCACGGTCTTCTGCTTGTAGATCCCGCCCATAGCATCCATCAGCCGCTGGCGCAATGCCGGGCTGAGCGTCGGCAAAGGCGTGGCCTTGATCTCCCAGGCCCTGTCATCCGTGGGCAGCAGCATGTCCGCCACGCGGGCGCTGGCCGCATCGGTGTAGGGGCGCGTGATGTTCAGGAACACCACCGACCGGGCCGGGCCCTGCTGCCGGGTCTGCCCACCGATGATGGCGGCCTTCCTGCTGCGGTACAGCTGGTTGGCGTTCTGGAAATTGCGGTTGGCGTCGTCGATGCCCTGGTAGTGCTCCTCGTCCTCGGTCCACTCCTCCTCGATGCCGGAGCCGGCACGGCCGGCGATGGCCTCTCGGCGCTTGGACAGGAGCGTCAGGACGAACTCGGCGCGCAGGTCGCGCTGGGGCTCGCCGCCGTCGTCGTGCTGCTGGGCCTGCAGGCCCCCATGGTTGGTGGTGGCTTGCATGTCAGTACCCTATCTCGTTGTCCAGTGGCTGCCAGGCCGAGGCTGCAGCGCGGGCCGGAGCCGGTCGCACGATGGCCTTGCGCTTCATCATCACGGCGTAGCGGGTGGCGCTCATCAGGTCGTCCTGCTTCTTCACGACCTTGCCGTCCTCGCGGTGGTACAGGCGGAACTCGCTGAACCAGTCCTCCAGGTGGGCGAACACCTTGAGCCGGCCGGTCTGCATGCGCTGCAGCATTTCCATCAGCCCAGCCTCGACGCCGTTACTCCCATCCTCGAAGGTGGCGCGATCCTTGAGCATCTTCAGGCCGGTCTTCGCATACTGGACGGCCAGCTGCTCGCCGCTGCCCTTGTCGTGTTGCAGGCCGTCGTGGGGCCAAGCCGTGGGCACCCAGTCGCCCCAGGCCTTGATGGTTGCGGCGTGCAGGATGGGCGTGGCCTCCTTCTGGCGATGGCCCTGGATCACATAGAGGCAGTCGCTGTCTCGGTCCCAGGCCAGTTGCACGGCGGCCGTGGGGTGGTCCCAGCCGAAGTCCAAGCCGTTGATGCGCACCCAGTGAGCGGGAATCGGAAAGGGCTGCACCTTGATGCTGTCCTCTTCCACGGGGAAGATCCGGCCGCTACCCAGCGTCGGGATGCCCTTGGAGCGCGCCTCCCGCTCGTGCGCCGGGTAGCTGGCGACGATGGACTGCTTCTGTTCCAGCGAGTAGTGATCCACGTCCCAGATGGTCATGCTGGTGACGTGCCGGGCCTTGGCGCCGGGGTCGTCTGCCTCAGGCATCAGGAAGCGCATCACCACGTCCGACATGCCCAGCAGCGGGGTGAATGTGGTCTGTGCGAACTGGCCGCGCTGGCCGTTGTTGGTCCGCGTCAGGCCCTCGGCATAGATGTCCTGCGGCGGCTCCTCGTCAAACCAGACGCCGTCCACGGTCGGGCCCTGCCACTTCTCGCGGCCCTTCTCGTAGGACTTGAAGGCGATGATGGATTCGCCGGCCTGCACGTCACCGCCACCGCCCCAGCGGATCACGGCGCTGTCCAGCAGATTGGCAACGCCCATGGCGCGCGTGGTGGCCTTGATGGCATCGCGCGGCACCATGCCCGTGCCCCAGGCATCCACCGTGGCCGGCGGACCCAGCAGCATGCGCTGCGGGTTGTCGCGCGTGGCTTCGCTGGTCACGGAACCTGCCCAGAAGGTCACGGGCTTGTTGAAGGCGGCGCCGTCCCACCAGTCCGGATACCGACCCGTCAGGTGCATGGCCCATTCGGCGCCGCCGGCCTTGGTCTTGCCCAGCTGGTTGCCGGCCATGAACAGGCGCTCGCTGAACGATGCGCCAGCACGGTGGAAATCTCGCTGCTTGCCGTAGGGGCCGTACTGGTCCAGCTGCCGCGCCGCCAGTTCCCGCTCGATCATGGCCAGCATGGCGGCCTGCTTCTCAGGGGAGAGGTTCATGCGCGCGCCCTCACGGCATCGCGCATGGCCAGCAGCTCAGCCGTGGTCACGCTCTCCATGCCCTTGGCCGGTGGCTCGGGCATCTCGTCGCGTATGCCATAGGCCTGACGCTCCAGCCCGATGAGCACGCGCAGGGATTCGGACAGGGAGCGCATGGTGCTGCTGCGGTTTGCCAGGCTGGAGGCCTTGCCCGCCGCCTCGGCCAGCTTGCCGCGCTGCTCCTTGGTCAACTCCTCGGCTGGTGCGCTGCGCAGGATGGCAGCCACATCGCTCAGCAGCTTCGGGCTCGCGCTCTGCTGCTCCAGCTCATCCATGAGGCCCATGCAGATGCGCCGACACCGCACGATGTCGCCACGCTCGGCCAGCCGCACAGTCGCCTGAGTCGTTGCAGCGGCGTCCACCGTCTCCCGCTCTGCCGCTGGAGACGCGTTGTTAACCGGAGTGTTAACCAGGGCCGCGTTAACCAGCGCGTCGGCCTTGGATTGAATCTTGGCGGTGAGGTCTCGCGTCCATCCCAGCTTCTTGGCGCGCTTGGAGATGTTGACGTGGCTGGTGCCGGAGCCTTCGGCGATTTCGCGCAGGCTCTTGATGCCGGCCCGGTAGTCCAGCTCGATGCGCTCCCAGTCAGGGGAGCGGGGGCCGGGGGCTGTGCCCCCTGCGCTGGGGGCTTGATCGGGATGCGGTGAAGATGGCATGCCCGGAGTCTCCCGGGCGCGTGTCTTTTAAGCGAACCCTAGCGGGGTGTGGACGAGTGACCTCTCCAACTGGCGTCGAAGCTACCCAACTCGTCTCGTCCTAAATTGGTGATTGCTATGCGGGCCAGCGCACATTTTTGAGACCGCTGGAAGAGGTCGGCTGCACTTAGTTCCCCAACGTCTGGAAACTTCGGTGCTTCTTGTGCGAAAAATACCGCAACAGCCTGAGGCCTTCCCGCTCGGATGAACAAATCTGCCAACCCAAAGGCCACATGAACCTCCTTGGTGGCAACCAAATAGGCGTCCCGTAAAGACTCGTCGAATTTCACACGAGCCTTCTCCACATGCAGAAGGTGCGCCGCTAACGTGAGAGTCGCAAATTCATACTGCAAGCATGTCTTGATGACATCCAAGTACTGCGCCTCCCTACGCGCCCAATGCTGCTGCGCAAGCCAGCCTTGATCGTTCACTGAACGTTGAATTTCTGCTGTTGCTCGTGTCGTTTCTTCGAGCCGAAGCTTTATTTCTTTGAAATCTTCCTTGGTTGCCAAGTTCTTTCCTTTTTCAGAAAGGTAGGCTTCCCCGCGCTTTTTAACGATCCAGAGCAGCAACAGAAAAAACGGAATACCCCAAGCGGCCATCCCTAGACCAGTTACCAGCCATTGAACCAACATCTCCTGCATGAGCTCTTCTCCCTGCAAATTTACCCCATCCTAAAGGATGGCTATCATTCGAACGCAAGCACTACACCGTCACTCACTGGAGAAACACGCATGCTTTGGCTTTTGGACACGGGGAAGATGGCGCACCGCTACGGGAAGTGGCGCGGGCTTTTTACTGGCCTGCACGGCCTGCTAGTTTGTTTTATTGGGACAATCATCTCAAAGTTGGAAAATCTAACCCTATCCTTCGCGCCATCGGGTGTGGAACCGAGTGGGCCAAATTTTTTAACATGGCTTTGGATGGGTGTGTTCGCGGTAGGTGTGCTGACCATACTTGCCGGCGCATGGCAACTGTATAAAGACGAGATGCACGGCGACTACATAAACGACGCGGACCACTATCAACGCGAAGGCTGGTGAACCTCACCCAATCAGCGACATCTGCCCCGCATCCCCATCCTGCACCCTCTTCTGCAGCTGCTGCACCACCTTGCGCAACTCCAGGATCTCGTCGGCCTGGTGCCGGTTGCGCACTGTGAACTCGGTCAGGATGGCACCCATGTCGTGCTGGGTCTGCATATTGGAGAACTGCATTGCGTAGCCCTGGAACATCCGGGCAATGCGCCGCGCAGTGGCCTCATTGACGCGCAATTGCTGGTCTCCGGCCTCGATGATCACCAGCCCCTCCGGCAACTCCGTCATCGACACAGCCTCGGGCTCTGGCCGGCACATCATTGGCGCGAAGACACCATCCCGAATGCGGCGCAGGCGGCCGTCATCGATCAGGCGCGAGACGTGGTCGTCGATGATGGTCATCTTCAGGCCCGTGATGGCCTGCAGTTCCGAGCGCGAGCAGACCTGGCCCTGGGTGTGCAGGTCCTGGATGGTGGCCCAGATGATGTCGGCGCTGGTGCGTTCGTCGATTTGCGGCGTGGTGGTGCTGGTGGTCAATGGCTTCTCCCGGTAAACTGCGATTGCTCAGGTCACAGGACCGGGATCGCCCGCCTCGCGCGGGCTTTCCTTTTTTCAGGGCATGTGCAGCGCTCCCCTGATCTGGCGCATCTGCTTCTCGGACCACTGCACGGCGGCCACGGCGATGCCGTTGCGGTCCAGGTCGATGAGGCCGTCGAAGACCTGGGCGGCCTGGCGTGCGATCTGCAGTTCAGGCCCTGACAGGCCCACCCTCTTCTTTTCGCGCAGGCGCTGGCACACGGCCGGGTATGTGTTGAGTTGGGCGGCGATGGCGTGCTCGGCCTCTTCCGTCAGCGGCTCTCCGTCTTCCCACAGCAGGCGGAACATCTGCGAGTATGTGAAGCCGGTCTCGATCCAGTCCCACAAATCCGCCACGGTGGCCGTGCCTGTCTCCAGCCGCTGCACCAGGTCGTGATGGGCCACCTTCGCGCTCAGCTTGGTAGTCGGGGCCAGCTTTGGCCGCCAGAACTTCGGCAGCTGCGCGGGCGCGCGGTGTTGGTGGTGGCGCTTCATGGACGGTCCTCCCAGGGCTTGAAGGAGACACCAGCCTCGGCGCCGAAGGCATAGAGCCATTCCACGAAGCCCTTGGCCAGCTTGTCGGTGAAGTTCTTCGTCTGCGTTCCCAGTACCACGACCTCGCCGCGCAGGCCGCGGCCCATGCGTGCCTCGCCGAAGCGGGCCCACTCGTCGCAGAACTGGGCGTCGCGCAGGGTGTCCAGGCGGAACGCGCTGATCAGGATGCGTTTGGCATCGTCGGTGTCGGCCAGGTCGCCGCCCACCTGAGCGCTGATCTGGTTGATGAGGCTGTGGAAGTGGCGGCTGTGACGCTCCTGCCGGCGCTCCGGGCGGATCTCCAGCACCAGACGCTTGCCCTCGCGCAGCCAGCCTTTGATCTGCCGCCAGGCACTGAGGATGGCGATATGCCCCTGCTCGGGCGTCTTGAGCAGGACGGTCAGGTGCTCGCTCATGACGTCTCCCTGTGCTGCTCCAGCAGCCCGTGCTCAACAATGCGCAGCGCGCCGATGGCGGCGGCGAGCGGGATCTGGCCGGCGTACTCGCGCAGGCAGTCGTTCAGGTCCTGGACCAGCTCCTCGATCTGGGGATAGGGCCGGCCGCCAAAGGCGGCGCGCACCAGGTTGTCCGTGGGATTGGTCATGCTTCTTCGCTCCAGAGAGGCAGGCGGGCTGGCCAGAGGCCGCGCTGTTGGATGGTGTGGCGGGTGATGCGGCCCCATTCGAGCCCGTAGTCCCGATGGGCTTCGCGGCCGCCGTCAACAAGGCGGTATTGGTCGTATGCGACATGGCAGCCCTCGATGTCGGGGCGTGTGCAGCACAGTGGGAAGCCGGTGCGGTCGTCGGTCTTGAGTGCGAAGCCCTTGCCGAGGTTGAGATGGGCGTGCTGGCTGTAGCCGTGGATGCCGCAGGAAATGCACGGCAGGCTGGCCACGGCGCGGCGGTAGGCCTCGCAGGTCAGGATCTCGGTCTTGGGCTGGGCCTGGCCGGTGGCCGAGCCCATGGCCACGGTGCAGGAGCAGGCCCTGCCGGCGGTGGCGCGGGCGCTGGCCAGGGCGCGGGCCGCACGCTGGGCCAGACGCTCGTCGCGGTCCTGCGCTGGCGCGGAGGCGGGGCGGCGGCCGAAGGGGCGGCGGGTCAGCGCGGGCATGCTTCACCGCCCTCCAGCAGCATCGTGTCCGGACAGACTTCAGGCCCACGGCGAAAACCAGTATCCATGCGGGTTTCAGCCGTTTCGGGGTCGGTTTCAGGCCCACCGCTGCCCACGCTTTTCGGGGCATGTGCAGCAGCACAGCGCAGGATTGCGAGCCGCATGCGGTCCGCGCGCTGTGATTCGTCGGGCACGCCCTCCATGAAGCACTCCACTCCCATGCACTTGCCCTCTGCGCCAATGCGTTCAACGGATGCGCTCACCCATGGCTCGTTGTCTTGCGGGTGGTTGTGCTCCACGCTGATGCGCAGCGCGGCGGCAAGCTCGAACGACTGCTGGCTGTTGATGTTCGGCTGGTAGTCGTTTCCGCACATGTCCACGAAGCGAACTTCCCAGCCGTCATCAATGCGGCGGATGAGGACGCCTGCAGCCTTGGCAGCTGCCTCGATCATCTGGTCGATGGTCATGCCAGCGCTCCCAGCAGGTCGCCCTGCTCCGGCACGGGCGCGGTGGGCACGGCCAGCGACGTGATGGTCACGACGAGCTTGCCGCCCTCCACCGGCTCACCGCGCTGGGCGTTGATGCTGCGCACCCAGCGGTCGTCCTCGATGGCCACGCCCTTGAGCGCGTCCAGCAGCACCTTCTGGGCGTTGTCCAGGTCGATGCACTGCACGGTGTCGTCCCAGGCCATGGGGTCGCGCTTCGCCCGGCGCGCCCAGTCCTGGGGCCGGTGCGGGTGCAGGGTGTAGGCGATGGCCACGCGGCCTGCGATGGGGCTGCGCACGCCAGCAGCCTTGGCCAGCCAGCCCACGCGCTCCTTAAAGGCCTTGGCCTCGGTGCTCACGTAGGTCATGGCCATGCTGGTCGTGCCCTTGCGGATTACGCGGGTCTGCCAGTAGCGATTGGCCGACACCGGATAGGGCAGCACGATGGTGACGGGTTGGCTCATTGGGCGGTCTCCTGGGCGGGGGTTCGGACGAAGCGCAGCTTTCCGCAGGCATTGGTCTCAACCAGGCCGTGCCCGCGCAACGAGTTGATGTGTTCCTGTGCGGCGTTGGCCGAGGACCAACCGAAGTGCTTGGCGATGGCGCACGCCGGCGGCAGCTGGTCGTTCTCGGCCAAGAACTCGCGCATGAAAGCCAGCACCTGCAGGCTGCGTTCGGACGGCGCCCTCATGCGGCACCCCGCGACAGGGCGAAGTGGAAGACGCCGAACTTGTCCGGGCCACGGCCTTCGGGGCGGACTTTGCCGGCGCGCACTGCAGCTTCGGCCTGACCCTGATCGACCGGGCTCTGCAGGCTGGCCTTCACGGCGTAGAAGCCGAAGCCCTCGCGGTAGCGCAGCACCGCGCCGTTCTTGAGCATCTGGATCAGGCCCATGGCTGCTCCTCGGCGGCCAGCTCGTCCTCGCTGGCATTGGCGCGGCTCAGGAAGTACGCCAGCGCGGCGTCGGGCGTGGCCGAGTACTGCACCAGTTCGGCCAGCAGCTGCACGGTGGCCTGCTTGCTGCCCACAGGGAAGCGGATGGCACAGGTGCGCTGCTGGATGAACTCGTAGACGGTGAGCACGTCCACCGGCAGATCCTTGCTGTCCAACACACGGATGGCGAAGCGGATGCAATGGCCCAGTTCGGTCTCCATGTGGGCGCAGTGCACCGCGTCCATCACGGGGCCGGGTGTGGCCTTGGCAAGGAGCACGGCGCCCAGGGCGCGCAGCTCGGGGCTGTGGATGGGGATGATCATCTCGGGGGTTCCTCTCAAAATTGCTCGTTTGCTTCCCGGCCCAGCGCCTCGCGGGCGAAGCGCAGGCGGATCGCGGAGACCTTCCGGCCGCGCTGTGCTTCGGCCAAGATGTCGCGCGCCCACTGCTTCGGGTCGCGCGCCGCGCTGGCGGACAGCGCATCGCGCAGGTTCTGCAACATGGCGACGTGGCGGCCGCTGGGGTTCGGGGTGTTGCTCATGCCACTGCCTGAGGCCTTCCTGCGGGCAGCAGGCCGGCGGGAGCGGCCTCGATGGCCTCCAGCGGCTGGTAGCTGATCGCTGTCTTGCCTGCAGCGTTGCCCTGCAGGTACACGCGCTTGGCGCGGGCGGCATCACCCACCAGTGCAGGTGCAGGCAGGCGCAGGCCGTGCTTCTCGTACTCGCTGTCGGGGCTGCGGTCGCCCATGAGTCGGCGCGGGAACTCGAACTGGCCCCGACCTGTGTAGGCCCGGTGCGACTCGGTGAAGCGGTGCTGCAGGTAGGACAGCTCCTTGAGGTCCATCCGGCAGACCTTGGGCCAGCCGCCCAGGTCCTCGATGACGGCATGGATGGCCGGGTCATCGAACACGACGTCGGTGTATGCACCGACAGAGCTCATGGCCTCGTGCACCTTGCCCCACGCCAGCGCAGCGCGGTCGGTGGCAGTGCCCTGCAGGATGCGCGCCAGGTCGGCCACCTTCGGGGCGAACTGGCCGCGCTCGGGGTCGGTGCAGTGCCGCTGCATGGCAGTGCGGATCTGCTCCAGGTCGAAGCCCTGGCAGGCGTTCCACCACAGGTCCAGCACGAAGCGGCTGGCGTCCTGGCGGTAGTACGCCAGCACGTCGGTCACGAGTTGCCCGAAGGCCGGGCGATCAGCTGCCTGCATGGTCATCTCCTCCGGCCGCCCAGGCGTCGGCCACGTTGCGGTTGCGGGTCTCCAGCGCCTCCTGGCGGTTTGGCTGGCGACGTTCGCCGGCAGTGCCCTGGCACGCGGCTTTGAGGTACGAAACGGGGTCTGCTGGCCGGGCCACCACAGCGGCGCGCACGGCCTCCACCACCACGGCGTCGCCGTAGTCCTTGACCAGCTTTCCAACGAACGAGCCGCACTGCGCAGCAGGCATTCCGGCCTGTGCCAGCAGCGACTTGCCCGCCTTCCACAGTTCATCACGGGGCATGTCGCCCGGCGAGGTGGCGGCTTGGCCGCCCGTACCGTCAGGTACGGAATTAAGAGAAGTAGAAGAAGAAGATGAAGAAGAAGGGGGGGGTTCTTCGAAGCCTGGAAGGGGGGTACTCTCGTTTCCAGTAAGGGGGGTTTCAGAACCCCCCTTCGGTTGCGCGGGACGCCCCCCTTTCTTTCCATGGGAAGCCCCCTTCGCGCCGTGCTCTGCTCCAGTCTTTCCACCAGTTGCACGGGCGTTTCGGGTGGTCTCGTCCTGCACCATGCGCTTGGAGAACAACGCCCCTTCCTCGGTGCGGCGGGCCACGCCAGCATCCAGCAGTTCGGAGACAAGGCCTTCACATTCCTTCACGGAAAGACCGACTTGGCGGCCCAGCTGCGCGGTGTTCATGGGGCGGCCGTTGACCATCAGGTGGCCGTAGGGCTCGCATTCGTGTGCGATGCACATGGCGTTGATCCACAGGCCCTGGGCGGCCATGGAGCACGACTGCAGCTCGACATCCTTGCGCCAGTCCGCGGGGTAGAACTGGAACGCCGGACGCTTGGTTTTCTCGGTGGCTTCAGTCACTGCGCGCGCCCTTCATAGGCGGCAGCGAAGACCTGGCCAGCGGGCGATTCCACGGGCCAAGGGCATGCCTGTTCCAGGGGCTGGCCAGCAGCGCGCGCTGCGTGCGCCAGGGCCTTGATGCGGTCGAGGCTGACGACTTCAGACATTGCTGCCCTCCCCGCCCTGCTCTGATTCCTGCAGCAACGGATTGATAGGCGCCAGGGCTACGGTCATAGTTGCCCTATGCCATTGCTCAGAAGCCCACGCCTCCAGGATCTCGTTGATGACCATGTTCCGGCTCGCGCTCGCGTCGGTGTGGCGGATGCGGTGGTTCACCTCGGCATCGATGACGTCCATGGTGAATTTGCGGACCGTGGCGCGCAGGTCAGTGCGGTCCAGTTCAGGGTTGCGACTGCGCGCGAAGGCAGGCTGCTGTTGGTTCATTTCTCGGTCCTGGCTGTGGTGGTGGAGGACTGCGAAGCGGACGAATGGGACGTCAGCCGCAGGGAGCTGGATTCGTTGCTGTATGGGCTGGCGCAGCGGCGGGCTGGGGGTGTCGGTTGAGACATGGGCAGCACCTCAGGGCTTGGCCAGCGGGCGGTATGCCCAGGCATGGGCGATCAGGGAGGCGGGCAGCGCAGTCAGTACGATCAGCGCTTCGTCAACTGCTCCCAATGCGCCCAACATGAAGGCAATCACCAGGTGGCCAGCCAACAAGATGTCAGCCGCGTACCGGCGCAAGCGCTTCGTGCGCGCCGCCTTCATTCGGGCTTGGAGCCGGGTGCTTGGCGTGATCTCGGCATTGGTGGTGGTGCTGTTCTTCATGAAGCCCACCGCAACAGGGATCGCCATTCAGGCGTGCTACGTCCTGGTCGCCGTTGGCTACCTGTGGACGGACGTGCACTACGGCGCGCAAGGGCTGCGATACCGCTACAAGAGCCGGAAGTCGCCACGCGAAGAGCGCTGGGCGTACCTAGAGCTGTAGGCATCAGGCACCTCCGTTCTGCTGAGGGGCGCCGAAGTCGCGGCCCATGGCGAATAGGCGTGCGGCCTCTTCAGGGGTCAGGCGCAGCTCAGAGAAGCCCACCTTGATGACGACGCGGTCGTCGAGGTCGGTGATGGAGATGGCGCGCGGCGGCAGAGATGCCGGAGCTGTGTAGCTCGCGCTCTGCAATGCCGCATGAACGGCTTCGTGTGCAGCGACGGCAGCAGAGGCTGCTGCCTTCTCTGCCGCCCAGCGAACCTCCGCTGCGCGCCACTCGGCCATCCGTGCATCAAAAACGCGGTCCATCCGCTTCATCCTCAGCTTGGCCTGCCACGGCAGACGCCCGAAACGGCGGGGCATGTTGGGCTTAGACATGGCCGGGCTCCTGGGCGGGGGCCGGGGTGCGCGTGGACACCATGTCCTCCAGCGTCACCTCGTTCGCGGTGAAGTCGCGTACCGCCAGCATGTACTTGGGCGGAACCCCAGCCTCAACCATCTGGCTGATGCGGCTGCGGGACACCTGAAGGTGTGCTGCGAGGGCCGAAGCGCGACCGCGCTCAGCCGTGATCCATGTTTGAAGTTTCGTCATGGCTGAAAAGTTTAGCCTTCGCGAAACACAAGGTCAAGCCCTAACGAAACCAGCAATGTTTATGATTCGCGCAACATGAATGACGAGCACCGCAAGGAACGACTGAGACACCTGATCGCCACGGACTACGGCAAGCAGGCTGACTTTGTTCGGGCTACTGGCCTGGGCAAGGCGCGCGTGTCGCAGATGGCTGGCACCAAGGAGCCGTTCGGGGAAGAGGCCGCGCGCCGGCTTGCCGCTGAACTGCGGCTGCCAACTGACTGGTTCAACCTCTCTCTTCCCACCCCCAAAGAGAAGGGGCGCGGTCTGCGGCTTGTCGAATCAGCCCCACCAGGCGAACCAATCCCAAACGCAGCATTTAGAAAAATATGGGTAGTTGGAAAAGGATCGGGCGGCCGTATGCCTGAGCGCATATGGGCCGATGGAGACATTCCGGTAGGTGCGAGTGATGAGTACGCGAATTTGGGGAGCAGCGATAGCAATGCATTTCTGTCCGAAGTTATCGGACAGAGCATGTATCCCAAGTACGAGAACAAGAACTTTGCCTTGATTGAGCCGAATACGCAGGTTGATATTGAGGACTGCGTTCTTGTTCGGCTAAACACTGGCGAGACGCTGCTGAAGCGCCTGCTGTCTCGGCGCAATGGAACCATCACGCTCGGAAGCTTCAATGACCCTGGCGTCATCCCCCTTGATGACTCAGACGTGACATGGGTTTACTACGCGGCACACGAAGTGCCGCGTAAGAAGATCAAGGGCAGGTTCTAATTTTCACCTACGAAAGATCCGGATGCCCAAAGAAGCTCTGTACTTAGTATTGGCGGTGGCTGCAGGCTTTGCGCTTCGGGCCTGTGGACTCATCTAGATGGATCTGCGCATGTCATCTGACTGCATTGAGATCGCCGGAAAAGTCCTGGCATGGTGTGCGATGCGACACTGAGATTTTATCGAGGAAATATATGTCTATTAATATCAAGTCTGATCAATGGCACGTTCTTCCTCTTGGAAGCAAGCAAGATGTGCCATTTAAACTTCCACAAGTTATTTCCGCGTACATCGAATGCAGGTCAGAAAACATCATCCCATCAGAAGCAAGAATCCTGCTTGGCGATGATCCGATTACTCAGATTTCAAATCTATACTTCCCGCCAGAATCTACGCCTATAGCATGGAAATTGGGGGCTACGAAATGTGAGAAACCGGATTTGGAGTTGGCGGATATTATTACAGATGCACCGGGCCTTTAGATAACTCAGTATCAATGTCAGATATCAGGAGCTGCAACTGTTCATAAATGAACTTGTGCTTATCCTGATCGGCCTTGGATGAGGGTTCGCCTGAATCCCTATGCATTGCAAGGGCCTCCTCTGCTGAGCTTCTCACCAACTCGAGGCTTGCCCTGCTCATAGGTAGCACCCCCACTCTGATGCAGCAGCGCGGTCCACCAACGCCGCCATAGATTTCGGTTGTCATAGATACGTCCCATGCCCGCCCTGCGCGGGCTTTTTTGCGTCCACCCGCCAGGCGCCTGCATGCCGGGAATGCCTCGGCATGGGACAAGTTTAAAAGAAAAGTTTCGCCATCGCTTGACAAAGAGTTTAGCTTTGACGAAACTACATCCCAACGACACAGCCACCTGCTCCCAAGCAGGCCAAAGCTGCAAGTCGCCAGGGACTCAGTCCCGGGGCGCCCGGATGCAAGCCAATCCTCCGGTGAGGGTGGAACCCAAGAGCAAGAAAAACCAGCGGCGTGGGTGCGTCGCGGCTGGGCCCGCAAGGGTCCAAACCTCAGCGTCTTCCAAGAGGGTGCTGAGGTTTGAACAAGGAAAGCGATATGGATTACACGAATCGCTACTTCAGCGACTTCAACGGAGCGCTCGAAGAACTGGACCAGCTGTTCCCAATGCCGATCAAGGAATTCGAGCAACGCTGGCCCGGCGTCCGGGGCTTCCGAAACGACTGCAGCAGGAAGTGGGCGGGCCGGTCGGAGAGCGGCGAATTGCTCCCTGTGACGCACAAGCCAACCCAGAGCGGCCGGCTCACATCCGAATGAACACCGCCCGCCCCGAGCGTCATCGCGTCAATAGAAGGAAAGCCGGGGCGAATACGGCCGGCCATCAATCCATACCCTGGCCACGGGGTCGCAGAGGCCTCGCAAGCCGCAGCAGGTGGAAGCCCTGCACTTTCTTTACAAGCCGTAAAGCATTTCTTAAGAATCAGCCCCCATACTGCTTCTCCAGATTCCGCCGAGCCCGGGAGACTTCTCCTCCCTCCCTCTCAAATCCCTTCCCCGGGCACGCCAACACGGCATCGGCATTTTTCTTCCAAGGCCCGCAGCTTCACCACTCGCGGGCCTTTTCGTCTGGGGACCGGGACCCTCGCGCGGACCCCAAAAAACAAAACCCACCGAGGCGGGTTCTGGAGTTCAGCAGTTGCCCTTCTTGGCTTGGCCAGGCGGGCAACCGTGAGGATGGCTCTTGTACCCGCCACGGTAGCCATCGTCATACACAGCACAGCCGCCGAGAACAAAGGCCGCAACGGCCATGGCGAAAGCGATTTTCATGTGGGAGCCTTGCATAGAGTTGCGGGCAACAGTCTAAGAGCGCCGCTTCTTGGCTCATGTAAACCATTGTTGGCGACTCTGGCCTGGAAGCGCTTGCATCACGCATGCATGTGGCCCCTTACGGGGCGCCACAGGCACAAGGAAGCTCCGCTCCCACTTTCCTCTCGCGTCCCACGCGGACACCTTGTCCAAGAAATTCATACAGGCATGGCTTGTCGGACCTACATGACCAACCTGTCTTTGCTCGCAAGCAGAGGCCTCACAACAAGCTGAAATAGCGTCTGTCCCAAGCCCTGCAAAACCCTGCTGATGGAGGTAAGCATGAGTCAAGTTGTGCCCAGTGAGTCTTTCAATCCAGACCCGGATGCTCGCTATCACAGGAGCCTATTGGAGGCTTTTCCGGTAAGGGGCAGCTACCAGCTCATACAGCTGCGAAGCAGGAGATCTCGCAGTCCCTTCCGACGTTTTTCGAAGGCTTTTTCTCGGGCGATTCGCACGCTTTTTCAATGACTTGAGGAGGATTGTGATGCGGCATATTTTCCTAACATTTTTCTGGTCTGTGGTGACCCTCATCTCTCTCTACGTCGCTGTGTTGGCCGGACCAATGTTCCCGGTCACAAGTTGAACCTCGGTTGACTACCGGGCCTATGGCTGACTCATGGTTCTCCTGGAATTCATAGGCACGCCCTGAAAGGGCACCGGACTTTTTCTTCCTCGCGCCTGCACCGTGCGGGCATTGGCAAGCTCTCAGCAACACTGACGGCTTGTGTTTTTGTGGGGTCCGCCTCGTGCGGGATTGGCCCGCCTTGCAGCAATGCAGGGCGGGCTATTTTTTGGGAATTCATCGTGAGATTCAGATTCAACCGCCTGCGCGGCGAACGCGGCCGCGTCGCATATGAGCCGCAGACCTATGCGGACTGGCGCGAAGAAGAGCGCCTCATCGCCGAGCAGGAGGCCCAGCGCCTGCAGCGGCAAGCAGCCACCACCCCGATCCCGCCCTCTGGCGGGATTGCTGTTTCTGGAGAGCCCAAATGCAACGAGTGATCCCATCCGAGCCCTTCAATCCCGATCCAGGCCCCGCGCCCACGCATGGTGGCTGGCTGCTGCTGTGCCTTGTCCTGCTGGTGGCCCTGGCGCTCAGCGCCTGCGCAGATGCCGGCGCGGCCCAGGAGCCAGTGGACGGAGCAGCGGACGTGCAGCGCGCGCACAGCGCCGCCCAGGCCTGCCCGCCCGGTCATGCAGTCGTGTGGACCGGCCCGCAATCGATGGAATGCCTACGCGAGCTCCCATGACCAAACTCCTCGGCTTTTTCCTCTGGTCGGCCTTCTCGGCTGCCAGCCTTGTCGCTGCGGCCGCCATCTCCGGAGCCCCCCTTTTCTGACCTGGAGCACCAGCTCATGAGCCAATCCACAGACCCAATCGAAGGCGTGCGCGTCACCCACGAGATCACGTCCAACCACCACGCCCATGCAATGACGCATGTGGCCGAGCCGAGCATCGAAATCCTGAGCGCCTACGGCCAGCGCAACGGCAACACGTTTGCCCTGTATGGCGGCCTGTATGCCATGGGCTGCGCCCTGGCCAGCATCGGCGCGAACCTGGAGCCCGGCGTGGACCTGCGTCAGCAGCTCGAACCCATGCTCGCCGGCTACCAGGCAATGCGCGAGTCCCAGGGCAAGGCACAGGCTCACTGATCGCCATGCCGAATCCCGAGAAGCTCAACCTCTCGCAGATCTGCGCTGCCTTCGCCCCAGTGCTCCAGCTCAGCGCAGCCAACCTCGTCGCCCTGGGCGTGCCCTTTGAGAAGGACCGCAACGCTGTGCTGATGAACGCCCGCGACCTGCCGCGCCTGGCCGATGCCCTGATCGACCAGCTCTATGCCAAGCGCGACGAGTTCCTGGCCGGGCCTGCACCGCGCGCGCGAGCGATCCCTGCGCCCGCCATCCAGCACCTGCCCGCCGACGACACCGAAGGCGGCGCCCTGTAACTCACCGTTTGGAGAACCCCATGTCACAAACACCGGCAGATCTCTACGCGCAAGAAATGATCATGCGTGCCAAGGCCAAGGCCAAGGCCAAGGCCACCGAGGCCGCCGCGCTGCGCCTCGAAGCAAAGGGCGAGAAACGCGCTGTCGAAGCCTACAACCTGCGCGCACGCGCAAAAGCACTTTCTGCCGAGGCGGCCCAGTTGCGCAACGAGGCCAAGCTCGTTCACAGGGAAGCCGTGAAGGGCATTGGCGTCCAGGCCGAACAGATGGTGAAGCGCATGCCGCCCGAGTTCGGCGGCTGGGGGATTCTCAAGACCCGCGCTTATACCAAGCTGCTGGATCTGCTCGTGTCTCAGGCAAAGCGCGTGCAGCCCAACTTGGCCCTGGCCACCCAGGCCCACACCCTGCTGCTGGGTCATGCGGCCTGGACCGATGCAGAAGCCAACCGCCTGGGCTGCCTGCCCAAGCATCCGAAATCCCTTGCCTGACACACCATGCTCAAGAACCTGATCATTTACCGAATCTCCGATTCCTGGACTCCAGACCTGCAGGCCGTCGAGGCCGCCCTGGCCAAGAGCCCGTTTGCCGAGTGCGGCGCCACGCAGGAGCGCAGCGCCGGCTGGGTGCCGCCGCGCGGCGAGCCCCATGGCCCGCTGGCCGAGTCCGTGGCCAATCAGTGGGTGATGCGCTTCATGACCGAGGCCAAGATGCTGCCGGCCAGCGTGCTCAACCGCCGCGTCAACGAGAAGGCCGCCCACATCGAGGCCACCGAAGGCCGCAAGCCCGGCAAGAAGGAAAAGAAGGAACTCAAGGACGAGGCCAAGCTGGACCTGCTGCCCATGGCCTTCACCAAGCAGGGCTCCATGTGGGTTTGGCTGGACCCGCAGGCCCGCACTCTGGTGCTAGATACCGGCAGCCAGGCGCGCGCCGACGAGGTGGTCAGCTCGCTGGTGGAGGGCCTCACAGGCTTTGCGCTGGCCCTGGTCGATACGCAGACCAGCGCACAGGCCGCCATGGCGCACTGGCTGACCACGCAGGAAAGCCCCGCCGGCTTCTCGATTGACCGTCAATGCGAGCTCAAGGCCGCCGACGAATCCAAGGCTGTGGTGCGCTACGGCCGCCATCCGCTGGACATTGCTGAAGTGCAGCAGCACATCGAACACGGCAAGCTGCCCACGCACCTGGCGCTGACCTGGGATGACCGAGTGAGCTTCGTGCTGACCGAAGGCCTGCAGCTGCGCAAGGTAACGATGCTCGATGTCGTGACCGAGTCCAAGGACGGCGATGGCGGTTTCGACGCCGATGTGGCGATCACCACGGGCGAGCTGTCGAAGCTCATCCCCGCACTGATTGAAGCGCTGGGCGGCGAGGGTCGCACTGGCCTCGGGCACGCCCTGCCGGCCTCGCTGACCACGACAGGCCCGGCCAGCGCGCCGCCAGATCTGAAGCCTGGCGATGTGCCGTTCTGACATGGCCGCATCAACCGAAAAGGTCTGCACCACCTGCGGAGAGCCCTGGCCCGCCGACGTAGGCTTCTTCCGCGCCCTGGTCAAAAGCCCCGACGGACTGGCCGACCAGTGCAACGCCTGCGTGTGTGACAAGTACCGCCGCTATCGCATCCGCAACCCCTCCCGCCCGCGCGCCACCGACATGCTCGCCAGCATCTGGATGCGGCCGGCGGCCTCAGCCTCAACAGCATGAACCAAGACACCGAACACCAGCCCACACGCGCCGAGCGCGATCTGCCGGCCGCGCGCCGCGCCGCCGAACGTGCCCGTGCACTGTGGTGGGAAGAGCAGAAGCCCACGCACTGCTTCGGCTGCGGCGCTGAGCTGCCCGACGACCACTGCCGCGGCGATGCCCTGCCCTGCGGCCACTGATCACCCTGTCCCAGAAAAGGAAAAAACTGAAATGACCGACTACCAGAACCTGCTGGCCCGCAAGGCCGAACTCGAAGCCCAGATCGCAGCTGCTCAGGCAGAGGCCAAGGCACAAGCCGTCGCCCAGGCCCGCGCGCTGATCGCAGAGCACGGCCTGACCGCTGCCGATGTCTTCCCCGCCGCAAAGGCCAAGGGCAGCGTGGGCGCCCCGAAGTACCGCGACCCCGCCACCGGTGCGACGTGGACCGGCCGGGGCAAGCCCCCTCTGTGGATAAAGGACGCAGCGGACCGCGGACAATTCCTGATCGAAGCAGACAAAAGTTAGGCAACGGGCTGCCGATACACCAAGCAAGGAGGTGCGCGCCAAGTCTAGGCGGCGCCTCATGCCCCTGGGTGTGCGCACGCGAGGGGCTTTTTCTTTGAAGACTGACGCTTCCAAACCGGGTCAAGGGCAAAGACCGTGCCCAACCCATGCCAAAAAAATTTAAATCTGTAATTCCACAAATCACCCACAAAGGGGAATATTTTGCAACTACTATTTCTTTCAACCTAATGAAAGAGAGAGAAGCATGGGCACCAATCTGCTCGAATGCTTTCTATACCAGAGCAAACTCGCTCCTGGTGTCGATGCAACCTGCGTTGCGCAGATCGTCAAAAAGGCCCGGGCCTTCAACGAATCTGCCCAGATCACAGGAATCCTGGTGTTCGACGGCGAGTTCTTCTGCCAGTACATCGAAGGGCCCAGCAATCAAGTCCAAGACTTGATCTCGCTGCTGGCCAGTGATCCCCGCCATATCGAGTTCACCCCTCTGCTACACCTCCATCAGCAGCCGCACCGCAAGTTCAGAAAATGGACCATGGCCTATCACTTGGTAGATGACGCCGAGGTTCTGGAAGGGATAGGCTCCCGTCCTGGAGAGCTTGCTCTGCAAAAGCTGCAGGACCTGATACCGCAACTCGACACTGACTGATCAAAACCGACCCCCAGCCGGTTTTTTTACGCCCAAATCCAAGAGGCATGAGCACAGCGCATGGGCGCTGTCCTGATACCTCCCCTTTCCCCTTCCAAAGCCAGCCACCGAGCTGGCTTTTTGCGTTCTGGAGCCCCATGAACACCATCGAATTCGGCGACTGCCGGAACACCATGCGCGCCTGGGCGTCCCAGGGCGTCCGCGCCCAGATGTGCGTCACGTCGCCGCCCTACTTCGGCCTGCGCGACTACGGGCATGCCGGCCAACTGGGCCTGGAGCAGACGCCGGAGCAGTACATCGCGGCCATGGTCGAGGTGTTCCGGTGCGTGCGCGACGTGCTGGCCGACGATGGCACGCTATGGCTCAACATCGGGGACAGCTACGCCAGCCGGCCCAACGGCCCCAAGGCCAGCACCTATACCAATCTGCACGGCGAGGGCGCAGCCAAATACCGAGACCAGCATGCACAGCGCTCGGCCGGCGCCCCGGAAGGCCTGAAGCATAAGGACCTCATCGGCATCCCCTGGATGTTGGCGTTCGCGCTCCGCGCCGACGGCTGGTATCTGCGCCAGGACATCATCTGGCACAAGCCGAACCCGATGCCGGAGAGCGTGACGGACCGCTGCACGAAGGCGCATGAGTACATGTTTCTGTTCTCGAAGTCGGAGCGGTACTACTTCGACCATGAGGCGATCAAAGAGCCCGTGGCTGGCGACCCGCACGCACCCCGCAATCGCTGGGATCGAGCCGACTACCTCGTGCCAGGCCAAAAGCCGCAGAAGCGGACCAGTCGATCAGGCAACCTCGAACGCAAGCCACGCCCCGGCGTGCTCAACGACAGCAGGCACCAGTCGGGTTCGGTGCCCTGGGAAGGGTCGACTCGCAACCGGCGCAGCGTCTGGACTGTGGCCACGCGCCCCTACAAGGGAGCGCACTTCGCCACGTTCCCGCCCGCGCTCATCGAGCCGTGCATTCGTGCCGGATCTCGAGCAGGCGACATCGTGCTGGACCCGTTCATGGGCAGCGGCACGGCAGCGGCCGTCGCGCTCCAGCTCGGCCGGCAGTACCTGGGCTGCGAGCTAAACCCCGACTACGAGCCCCTGCAGCGCGAGCGCATCGAAGCCTCTGCTGCACCGGCGCCCGCGACCAGGACCCGGCGCCGCGCGACACGACAACCCGAACCAGAGCCCGCACAACGCGGGCTTTTCTCATTCTGAGGAGCCGCATGCTTACCCCTCAATTTCTCCTGCCCCTCGCGGCCAAGCTGGTGATCGACCTGTTTGCCGGCGGCGGCGGCGCATCCACCGGCATCGAGCAGGCCATCGGCCGCCCGGTCGATGCCGCCATCAACCACGACGCTGAAGCAATCGGCATGCACGAGGTCAACCACCCGCAGACCAGGCACTACCGCGCAGACATCCGCGAGGTGGATCCGCTGGCCGTAACCAAGGGTGAGCTGGTGGGCCTGCTGCACGCATCCCCGGACTGCACGCACCACAGCCAGGCCCTGGGCGGCCAGCCCCGCAATGGGGAAATCCGGTCGCTCGCGTGGATCGTCATCCGCTGGGCCGGCAAGACCCAGCCCGATGTCATCACGCTGGAGAACGTCGAGCAGATGATGCAGTGGTCCCCGCTGATTGCGAAGCGCGATCCCGCCACGGGCCGCGTGATCACGCTGGACCGCATCACGGACCCTGCCACGGGCAAAGCCACCTTCCGCGTAGCCGAACCCGGCGAGGTGGTGCCGCGCGGCAATCAGTTCTTGGTGCCGAACCCCAAGCACAAGGGCCGCAACTGGCGCCACTTCATCCAGGCGCTGCGCGACCTGGGCTACAAGGTGGAATGGCGGGTGATCTGCAACGCCACCCTGGGCTCGCGCAGCACCCGCACACGGCTGTATCTGATCGCCCGCCGCGACGGCCTGCCCATCGTCTGGCCAGCGCAGACGCACTGGAAGAACCCGAAGCCGGGCCAGAAGCCATTCCGCCAAGCAGCCGAGTGCATCGACTGGAGCATCCCCGGGCAAAGCATCTTCGGGCGCAAGAAGGAACTGGCGCCGGCCACCATGCGGCGGATCGCGCATGGCCTGGACAAGTTTGTGCTGAACAGCCCCCAGCCGTTCATCGTGAACATGGCCCACGGCGGGAAGATCGAAATGCTCGACAGGCCCATGAGCACCATCGCCACGGAAAAAGGCGGCTGCCGTGCCCTGGTGTCACCCACCCTGATCCAGATGGGCTACGGCGAGGCGAAGGGTCAGGCCCCGCGCGTGCTCGACCTGTCCCAGCCCCTGGGCACGGCCGTGGCCGGCGGCATCAAACACGCCGTCAGCTCGGCATACCTGGTGCAGGCCGGGCATGGCGAGGGAAAGGACGGTGGCAAGCGCTGGAGCCACGGGGCCAACGACATCCGGGGACCGCTGGGCACGGTGACGGCCAGCGGCGGCGGGCAGAGCCTGGCATCCGCGTTCATGGTCCAGGCCAACGGCGGGTTCAACAGCACGCCAGCCCGCGACCTGCGCGACCCTGTATCGACCGTGACCACCAGCGGCAGCCAGCAGCAGCTGATCGCCGCCCACCTGTGCACGCTGCGCAGGAACAGCGTGGGCCGCGACATGCGCGAGCCCGTGCCTACCGTCACGGCCGGGGCCGAGCACCATGCCCTGATCCAGTACCACCTGTCGCCCGAGCAGGAGGCCGCCACACTGCGCTGCGCCGCCTTCCTGATGCGCTACCACGCCAGCGGCGGCCAGTGGGCGGACCTCCGCGACCCTATGACCACCATCACCACACGCGACCGCCTGGCGCTCGTAACAGTCTGACTCAAGGGCGAGCCCTGGGTGATCGTGGATATCACGCTGCGCATGCTGGTGCCGCGTGAGCTCTACAACGCTCAGGACTTCCCCCCTGGCTACGTCATCGACCGGACCGCTTCCGGCAAGCCCCTGACGAAGACCGCTCAGGTGCGGATGGTCGGCAACTCCGTGAGCCCCTTGCCCATGCAGCAAATCGTCTCGCTCAACTCACCCGAGTCCATGGCCTGGCAGCTGCGCCGGGCCGCCTGATCCCTCCCACCAAGCCCGCCACGCGCGGGCCGCCGCAATAACGCGGTTCTGCGAGCGTGCCAACGACAACAAGGAGACCTGACCATGGCCAGCAAGAAGCACAAGGACTGGCGCGACAAGCGCGCGCCGCTCCCCGACAACGACGAACCACCCACCTGGCCCGCACCCGCGGGCCTTTTTCATTGAGGACGCCCATGTCCAAGAGCATCACTCTGAACTTTGCACCTGCCGTGCTCGGCCGCGAGCATGCCGCAGCCTACGTGGCGCTGAGCGTCAGTTCCTTCGAACAACTGGTGCGTGAGCGCCAGATACCACAGCCCCGCCAGCTGTCTGCCAGGCGCGTTGGCTGGCTACGCGCGGAACTCGATGACTGGTCCGCCCGGCGGCCAGCGTCTGAGCTGCTGCCACCAGAGAACACCGGCGCCCCTAAGCCCCGATGAACTCCTCCAACCTCGCATCGAGCGCTGCCAGCCATTGGCGGCGCTCTGCGTCGTACCTGTAGAGGTTGTAGTCGCCGGCCACGCCAGGGAGGACGTGGCCAAGAATCGCCTCTCCAACCTCATGCGGACAGCCCATCGACGCAAGGATGGTGCGCCCCGTCCGCCGAAGATCATGCGGTGACCAATGCGTCACGGTCAGCCGAGCCCGCTTGTGCTCGGGCTTCGTCTTGCTGTAGGGCTGCAGATAATGCACCTTGGTCTGCATGTAGGCCTGGGTCTGCCCTTTCAGCACACCATCGCGCCCGATGCTCGGGAACAGCCATTGCCCCTCATTCGCCAGCAGACGTCGCACGATCTGCTCGGCCCGACCGAACAAAGGCACACGCAGGTCATGCGCGACCTCAACGTGTCGAATCTTCATTGCCTCCTTGGGCACGGTCCACCAAAGCACACCCCCCTCTTCCGACAATTGCTTCTTCTGCATCTGGCAGATCTCCCCGCCGCGCGTGCATGTCCACAGCTGCAGCGTCAGGAAATCCTGAACCTGCTGGCTGAACATCGGCAGCTCGCCGCCGATCAGCGTCTTGATCTCCGCACCGCTCAGCACACGCTTGCTGGTGCCCTTGTGCTTGCCATCGCGCACAGCGCCCTTGCTGCGGAGCTTGTGTGACGTGCGTTCCGCCCACCAGTTCGGCAGACCATCAGGGATCTTCCCCGACTCCAACCCTACGCGCCACGCGGCCGCCATCTCCGTCTTCACGGACTTGGCCAGCACGGGGCGGTCGGCCAGGCCTTCAATGACGTCGTACACGAAAGAGCGCCCCACCTCGGCCACGGATGTCGACTCGCGTCCCGATATCGCATTGCGCAGCCGCTGCTCTATGTTGCGGGCGCCCTTGGCCTCACGATTGACCCTGAGATACCGTGCGGCATAGTCGTCAACCAGCATGCTCAGTGTGTAAACCTGTGCAACCGGTTGCGCCACTGCCTTGCGCGCCAGCTTGCGCTCGTCTGCAGGATCCCGCCCCTGTTCACGCAAGTCCCGTGCTGCCTGCCATTCGGCTGCGGCCTGAGCAGGAGACATGGCCGGCCACTGCCCAAGCTTCACCTGCTTGAGCTTTGCCGAATCCGCCAAGCTTCTGTAACGATAGGTCCATGATTTCGTACTGGCCGATGCCTCGAGCCTCAGGCCCGGACAACCTTGTACGACAATGTGTTCGCCCTGCTTTAGGGCCTTGGCTGCACGCGCGTCAAAGAACAT